TGGCTTCATGCTTCGTCAGTTCGAGTTGGCTAGGTTAATTGGAATTCGTCCGTATAATGCTATTGCGTTCTCTGGGCCTATCGCTGTTTTTGTCAGTGTGTTTCTCATCTATCCTCTCGGACAATCCAGTTGGTTCTTTGCGCCGTCGTTTGGCGTTGCAGCGATCTTTAGGTTCCTACTCTTCCTACAGGGTTTCCACAACTGGACGCTCAACCCGTTCCATATGATGGGAGTTGCTGGTATACTAGGAGGAGCGCTACTCAGCGCTATCCATGGTGTCACAGTAGAGAACACATTGTATGAAGATGGCGATCAAGCAAACACATTTAAAGCGTTCGATTCCACTCAGGAGGAGGAGACCTACTCGATGGTTACTGCGAACCGTTTTTGGTCGCAGATCTTCGGGGTTGCGTTTAGCAATAAGCGTTGGTTGCACTTCTTTATGCTGTTTGTTCCTGTCATGGGTCTTTGGGTCTCTTCTATTGGGATCATTGGGCTTGCTCTTAATCTTCGTGCTTATGATTTTGTGAGTCAAGAGATTAGAGCAGCAGAAGATCCTGAGTTTGAAACGTTCTATACAAAGAACATATTATTAAACGAGGGACTACGTGCTTGGTTGGCACCTGTTGACCAACCCCATGAACGGTTTGTATTTCCAGAGGAAGTTCTTCCGAGAGGTAACGCACTCTAAACCACTTCCTAAACCGTCCACCACCTCTTGACAGGGGTGGTTTTTTATTGTATAATCGTTATATGTTAAGTAAACCCAGATGAGATTTAAAGCATTAATATTCATCCGTCTCAGATCTCAGGTGGATGATTCTCCTGGCAATGCCGTAAGAGACGCCTCTAAGCGGTTGTCCGAGCTAGACATTAAAAAGCTTAGGCTAGGCAAAGTAATTGATGTTTGGTTAGAAGCTCCAAGCAGGGAGTATGCAGAAAAAGAAATTGAAACCCTTTCTGATCGTCTCTACGCGAATGTTGTTATGGAAGACTGGGACTACGAATTATCAGAGATTGAAGCCTTCCCACCAGGTATTGAATAATGGAATTTAACACACCAGGATCTAATAAGAGTTGGATGAACGATGGGTTTAATAAGTATGCCGCTGAATGGCAACTTAAAAATATAGAAAAATTGTTAGATGCTAAGGTAGAACGCTGCCATGTATACAACAGTGACAATAGAGACGAAGTGTATAATCAAATTACTATTACATATAAAATGGAGGATGACTGATGGAAGTAATTGTAGAAGGCAAGGTCAAAACTGTATACGCTGGTGATGATGCTGATCGTGTCATCATTGAGTATCATGATAAAGTGACTGCTGGTAATGGAGAGAAGGAAGACCATCCTTTAGGAAAAGGGTCTCTTTGTTGTAGCATCTCGTCCGTTATTTTTGAGAAACTTGCTAAAGACAATATCCCAACTCATTACATTAATATGGTTGGCGCTAACAAGATGATCTGTAAGAAGGTAGATATTGTTCCCTTAGAAGTTATTTGTAGAAACCGGGCTGCTGGATCTATTGTTCGCGAGACAACTCTTAAAGAGGGTTATTCGCTACCTTTTCCTATCGTTGAGTTTTTTCTTAAAGATGATAGCAAGCAAGATCCACTTCTCACTAAAGATCGGGTGCGTCTGATGGGATATGATCCCGAGCCCTTTATTGAGATGACGCTACGGATTAACGATTATCTTCGACAGATGTTCTACATCATGGGTATTGATCTTGTAGATTTTAAAGTTGAGTATGGTTATACTGCTCACGGTGAGTTGCTACTTGCTGATGAGATTAGTCCTGATAGTATGAGACTATGGAAGATTGGTAGTAACGAAAGATTCGATAAGGATCTATTCCGAAAGGATGAAGGTGATATTGTGCCTGCCTATCGTCAAATCCTTGATAAACTACAACCACTTGCTATTCAATGAAACACCACGTCCCTGATGAGATTAGAAAACTTGGTTTCGATTGCTTTAGAAGTTTGAACCAAGCAGAACGTGCTGTTGTTATGTTTGGTGAGGATGAGTATCGTAAGTCATTAGACCTTGAGAATGATAATGCTGAGTGTTGGAAGATACCTAGTGGAGAATCAACTACCTTTGTTGGTTGGAATCCCATGTGTATCCCTACAATGGATTACATCGTATGGAAACTAAAACGTCGTGAACAAATTGCTAAAGGAGAAATCATTGGATAAGTTGACAAAAGAAGAGATGAGGTCTAAGATTAAAGAGTTTTCTGCTATTCTTAAAAGTCAAAGAGAACACTGGGATGAAGAAAACAAACAAGGATTTACATATTCTTGTGATCTAATCTCACAATCACTCATCACATTGTACATTCGTTTAGGGAGAGATTAATGGACTACAAAACTTCTGGTGTTGACATTATCAAAGGTAGATCCTTTGTAGAATATCTCAAAGCATTAGCACCTAGTATTGGTGGGTTCAATGGAATGATGGAGATCCCATCAGGATACGAGAAACCTGTGCTGGTATCTGGTGCTGATGGCGTCGGTACTAAAATTAACATTTGTAGGATTGCTAATGATTACACCACTATTGGTCAGGATCTCGTTGCTATGTGCGTCAATGACGTTATATGTTCTGGCGCTAAACCATTATATTTTCTAGATTATATCTCAACCAAAACACTAGATGCTAATGTCACTGACATTGTGCATGGAGTTGCTACTGGATGTGCGATGGCTGGAATGGAACTACTAGGTGGAGAAACTGCCGAACATTTTAGAGCAACTGACTATGACCTTGCTGGATTCTGTACTGGTGTTGTAGAGAAGAATCAGATTGTTGACGGTAGTAACATCAGACCTGGTGATGTAGTCATTGGTATTGAGAGTAGCGGACTTCATAGTAATGGATACACACTGATTAATGATATGATATGGAAAAAACTTATCTATTATTCGTTGATGCCAGAGTTGATAGTTCCAACCACCATCTATTCTCCACTAATTCAGGATCTGTTAGATGTGGTTCCTATTCTAGGTATGTCACATATCACTGGTGGCGGTATACCTGAAAACCTTCCTAGGTGTCTCCCTAAAGGTATGACTGTTGATGTAGACTACAACTCCTGGGAGAGACCAGAACTCTTCAATAAGATTCAAGAGGCTGGAGACATAGCGGAAGAAGAAATGAGAAATGTATTTAACCTCGGCATAGGATTTTGCTTAGTTGTGCCTAGAGATGCTGTTCAACTCACGCAGGAGGTGATTGCTGATACGCCGTTTGGCATGCGGTCTTGGGTGATCGGCGAGGTTAAATGAAAATGCTTTTCCTAGTCGACATCGGATTCGGCAGATGTGTTACTCACGACGGCCACGTTCAAATGGGCATTTTCAACCACTCTGTAGAAAAACATCTTGAGTTATGTCCAGAACAAGACTGGCAAGTAACATATTGGATGCCTGATCCGCTTGGTCTGAGATATAAAAGAGCAAATTTTCAGCACACAATGAAAGCAAATGAAGGTTCTGCTAGAACCGATAATGCCGGTGATAGTCGACCTAGAGACTTCCCCGACCAAGCAACAAATCGACTAGAAAGGACCTTGTAAATGTTAAAGTTAAGAATTTAGATTAAAGGACCGTAGCGGTCCTCTTTTTTATGGAATTTAGTAATCACCAATGGAAGCTAATTTTTAGCTCGGTTAGAAAACAGCAACAAAAAGAGGTACCGGGGAGCGGTTGGTACAAAGAATACGACGAGATTTTAAACCAGCTTTATCCTATAACTTTTGATAAGAAATAAGTTTTATATGCGCTAAAAGTCTATTGTTTAAAATTATTCAGAGACTTATTGTGTATATAATATGGATGTAGATCAAACCACCGAAAAACCCAAAGAAGAGAAAGAAGATATGCTCAAAGAGAGACTAGAGGATTTAGTTAAAGTTACTATTTTAGTTTGGTCCGCCGCTTTGCTTACTTTTTCTTACGTTAGGCTCCCTGATGGCAAGAGATTACTAGAGTTTGACCCAACGTTTATTGCTTCTGTATTTAGTGGAGCGATGGCCTCATTTGGTTTGGCCACTGCTAAGAACGCTAAAAACAACAACAATTCTCAGGCTTCCACAACTCAACCTCCTGTAAAATCAGCTATTGAGCCTAAGAAGTAATCTGATATAATATAATCCGATGAAAGGAGAATCCTTGTTACCATCACCCTTCAGGATAAGATCGGATAAATATTTAGAGTTCAGACCTCACCACCTTTTGTTTGTGGAAAGGCGTATTGAAAAAATGGGGCAGTTCTACTACCCCTTTGAGAAGAATATTAAAGTTCCTCTAATAGTAATTAAAAAGTTACTTGAAAAGTCCATGTCTATAGTAGAGAACACAGAAGAATACACAGAATATCTGCTCTTAGATACATTTGGTGACAGGAGCTCCTATAAAAAGACTCCTCCTGGTACAATAAGAATATACAGTAAAAACTTGTTTTGTTTCTTTAATGGCAGATCCTGGAGAAAGCTTAAATAGGTATATTTTACCATATGCTGGACAACAGCTGCTTGAAGGGTCGAAAGAAACTTTTTTCGGCCTAAAATTAGGTCTTAGTGACAGTTATATCTATGATCTTAAGCTCTCTACAGGAGAGGTACTATACGGATGTAAGGGGGGAATGGGGATAACAAAAGAACCCCATATATTTCATCTTCACGATCTTGTTAGAATGCCATATGCTGAAGATCTAATTTTAGAAGAGTTTAAAACTAGTTTTCAAAAAGCTTGGAATCCGAGAAAATTTTATAGGCTAAGAAGAGAAGTTAACTCTGAGTTAAAAGACCCCTCAAGAAGAACTATAGCAAAGCTATATTGTTTGTTGGCTTGTTCTGGATTCAGATATAAATTTGATAAGTACGGAAACTTTAAAGGAGAATACTTCCCGCATCCTTTAAGTGTAGAAAATATTAGGGTTAATAATAAAAAACTCGTTAGCTCTGATTTTATTATACAGCTGGGTAAGTTTGGTTCTCTAGACGAAAACCTACTAACTAAAAAGTCTATCGTATATCTAAATGTTCCTTTTCCTTCACCTCAGCATTTAAAGAGAGAATATTTAGAATACATTGATTATATTAGCTCTAAGGGATTTAAATTTTTATTAAGCGCAAGGCTTTTAAGCAGAGGTCTTGTAGACAAAAAAATTCTATCTTGGTCTAAAAACTATTATAGCAAAGTTATTTCGCAGTTTAAAGAAGATAGCCTGTATGCTTCTTCAGATATTTTTATCTTTAATTTTTAATGGAATTTTCAAACTCAATAGGAACACATTTAATCTTAGACGTCAAAGGTTCTGACTTTTTACTTCTAGACTCTATGGAAGATTTTATAAAATTTATGGAAGGCACCTTATGGGATTTTGAATGTAATGTCCTAAGTATTCAGAAGCATAAATTTCAGCCTCAGGGCTTTACAGCATTGTTCTTGCTTTCAGAATCGCACTTCTCTATTCATACCTGGCCCGAAAGAGGGATAGCTGCTTGTGATATATTTACTTGCGGAGGTGCAAGAACAGAGCAGATTGCTCTAGAAGTTATAAAGTGGTTTTCTCCTACAGATTACAACTTAAACAAGATTGCTAGATAATGTGATATAATATATAAGTAACTTTATTAAGAAAGACAATGGCAATGCGATCTTTTTCTGGAATTGATCATATTGAAGGCAAGCCTAAAAACACTAGGCAGGGTATGGGCAAACGTACTAAATTTGCCGCAACTAGTCGTAACGGCAAAAAGAAAAAATATAGAGGCCAGGGTAAATAAACCCAGGTTAAGATGCAATAGCAGTCCTAGTTACCTTAACGGTAGCTAGAGAGTTAGCCGTAATAGCAGCAGCAGTTTTAGTGAGTCTTACTTCTACATTGCCTCCTGTTACTATAGCGTCAAATGTAACTATAATATCGCTATTATATACGGTTCCGTATTCCGTCATGTATACGTCGGTCCCGTCATGGATGAGCATTAACTCTGTTGAGTGAATATTTGATCCCTGCTTAACTTGAACTAATAGCTTAGCAGTTGTGAAAGAAGATGCAGTAAACGAATTAACGTTAGTAGCTGCACTTGATCCTGCCGAAATAGTAGCTGTAGAAGACTGAAGCTCTGTAGAGTCAGAGTAAGTTCCAGTGCCATTTGTCTGGGACTGAATTGTAACTGTATCCTCAAAGTTTCCAGTACCATTAATAGTAACAGATCCTTCTATCGTTAAATCACCGGCTGCAATTACGTCTCCATCTTTGTCTACGCTAAACTTAGATGTATTACCAACTTGAAGGTCTAACAACAAGGAGTTATTCGCCGATGACGTATCTGTAACATCGACTAATAAGCCTGTTTGAAGCCCGCCGCCTGTAAACTCAGATCTAGAAACAATTTCGCCTTCAGCGTTAATTACAAAGTTTCTATCAGCACTAGCAGAGATGGAGACAAGCTTAGAAGCTGCGGCATAAGCAGTCTGAGTAAAGCTTAGGTCTAGTCCGATAAATGTGGACCCACCAGCGTTCCAAGTTGAAGTACCATCGATTAAGTTAGTGGTAGTAGCCTGAGTGCCAGAATCTTGGACTAACGTCAATACACCAGTTTGGTTACTAGTGTTTAACGATAAGACCCCGTCTTTACGAAGCAGTAGCTCTTGGTTACCGCCAACTGAGATATCCAGTAAGCTAGAATCAGCTGCAGAAGCGGTATCTACAACGTCAATCTCAACGGCTTTAAACGTTGCACCACCTGCGTTCCAAGTCTGATCTATATCTAAAGCCGAGGCGTTAGAAGTTAATGAGCCAGTTGGTTGTAATTTTGCGTAACTAAATTCTGCGCCAGATTTAGTACCAGTGAAAACTGGGCTTGTCGTATCGGATACAGTACTCGATCCGCTGTACGTGGTATCTAATAAAAACGTAAAGTGTCCTTCGCTTTCGTCGTAGCCAAAGAAACCTTTTTTAGCGCCCCCACTAACGTAATTAAATTCAATACCAAGATCTTGCCCTAGATCTTGTAAAGGATTTAGCTTTGCGGTCTGAGCACCTGACCCCGCGTTTGTAATATTTATTGCGGTTCCACCCTGAGAAGCCGCAATCGTGATACTTCTATAATTAGAGCTATTTACATCTGTTTCTCTAGCAAGAACATAGTAGATCGTCCCGCTTACAAGAGGAGCAGCAGCGGATCCTGCAGAGTTATACTCAAAAGAATCTCCTACAGCGACGTCTGCAAAATCGTCAGCGCTAAAAAATAGTCTTCCCGGAGTAGCGGCCGTTATAGAGGAAATTGTTCTAGTGCTACCAGAGGCCCCCAGGCTAATAATGGGGTCTGTTGTAGAAACGGTTCTAGTATCTACTACAGTGGATGTACCTTGAACAGTTAGGTTGTTTAGGGTAACATTGCGGTTGGCGTCGACAAACTCTAGGCCGTTAACAGATAGGCCATGTTTTACGTCAAACTTCTTAAAGTTAGCTGGCATTGTATAAAGTTAACGCTAGTATTCTAGATATTCCTTAAACTACTGCTACGTTTGAGGTTTATGGTATAATATAACTTATTTGCAATAATAGCCCATGGCCGTTAAATACTCTTTAAATATTGGGAGCGTAAAGAAAAGATTAACAGAGGGAGAGTTTTCAAACGTAATCGTCGAGGCTTCCTTTGGTGTCTCTGCTCAATCTGATGCGGTTACAACAGGATCTGAGGAGGGCGGAGACCTTGTGGTTACACAGCCCTCGTTCTCCTATAGCTGCGGCGGGTACAGGACATTTTCTGTTGATGGACTGAGCGCTGAGACTTTTGTAAACTTTGATTCCGTCACTAAAGACACGATCAAAGACTGGCTTCTTGCCAGTGAAAGCGTATCTACAGTGGAAGAATTTAGTTATGTAAAGTCTTCTATCGAGAATATCGCCAAGCGTATTTACGAGCATACTAAAGAGGTTTCTGCTCAAGTATCTGGTACTGATCCGGCTGGTGCTTCTGATTACGTTTATACCCCTCCAGCACCCGAAGCTGAAGCTGAAGCTGAAGCCGAAGAAGAAGCTTCGGATGAGGCTCCTGCCGAATAGGTCTAACTTATTAACTTTATCCATCGGACCAACGCAAGATACGTGCTCTGAAGACGTTGCATTCTGTATCGATGCGCGATAGCTCGGGTATAATATCTGGGTAGATCCGATTATTAAGGTTGGTCACAAAAAATCCAAGTTTTATGAAAATTAATCTCTGGTATAGCTCAGAAATGCAACAGTGGCGATGGACGTTAGCTGACGAACGTGATACAATGGTACAAGAGTCAGGACAAAGAGAAGATCTCAGGGAGGCAATGAACGACGTTGCTAATACTGTAGAGTATATCCTACAAACTAAGTTTCCTGACTAACACTTGGTTCAGTAGCTCAGCTGGATAGAGCAACTGCCTTCTAAGCAGTCGGTCGCTGGTTCGAGTCCAGCCTGAATCGTTGTTGAAAGAACTTCATATCCTTTTAATATGGCAAGAGTAAACTACTCAGATGAAATGGTGCCCGAGGCACTAAGGAAGACAGCGCGTCCTGGCGCTGTTTACCAGAATCCCAAGTCTGGTCGTACACTTCAGAAACAGGCTAATGGCCGGTGGAAATTGGTGCAAGGGAATGATAGAATGAAACAGAAGGCAAAGCCTTCAAAGCCCTCTATCCCCGACGTCTCTAAGATGAAGAAACTTGCCGAAGGAAACTACGGGATCGTCTACAAAGACGACAAGCAAAATCGTGTTGTAAAAACCCTCAAGGAGGGGAAAGAGTGGGGACCTCATGAGGTAGAGCTCGGCAAACGTATGGCTAAGCTAGGTCACTCTCCAACAGTCCACTCTGCATCTGATGAACACATTGAGATGGATGCCATTGACGGAGCTCCATTATGGGGTAACGGATACAACCGCACTCCAGAAGAGAAGGAGCGGGGTCTTGCAATGACCGAAAACCAAGCTCGTAAGTCTCTTCGGGCGATCCGTGATCTCCATAAGATGGGCTACTATCACGGAGACATGCATAACCAGCAGTTTATGACAGACGGTGAAGGTGGTAGTGAGTCTACGCTTATTGACTTCGGTCTCAGTGGAAAGATAGAAGAGAATCCCACAAAAGCAATAATTGACTTTAACAAAATATACAAACTTATTGATATTGATCGTCCTGAGCTTGATAAGAGTCTATATGCTCAACTTGTCCGATCAACTGTGCGCAAATACCAAGAGGCTAAAGGACAGTCTAAAGCAGCAAAGCAGAAACGCACAGAGATAGCCCAAGAATACGTAGGAAGACTAGGTGCTTTAGGCGGTTGACAAACCAGCAGAATCAGTTTATAATATACTAGTGGCAAGCTTCCTTTACACAGAGTAACAACTTCCACAAGAGATCATGTCGAGATCTCTTCCATCCTCAAGGAAATAATTAATTCCTTCCGAGATACTACTTAAATTATTATGATTAAATCTGTATTCGCAGCAGCTGCTGCTTTGTCCATGTCCGCTGGTGCTGCTTTCGCAGGTCCCTATGTTAACGTTGAAGCAAACGCCGGTTGGACCGGTTCTGAGTACGGCGGTACAAACACCGATCTTCACGTTGGCTACGAAGGAGACCTTGGTGGTTCTGCTTCCTACTACGTTCAAGGCGGCGCAACTTTGCTTTCACCTGACGGTGGCGAGACTGATACTGTTCCCTCTGGTAAGGCAGGTGCTGGTGTTGCTTTGACCGACGGTCTTGGAGCTTACGGCGAAATTAGCTTTGTTGGTTCTGGAGACGCAGATCTTGACCGTGGATACGGCGCTAAGCTTGGCTTGAAGTACAGCTTCTGAGCTAAATAAATAACTTAGTTATTCTGAGGGTCCATTCGGCCCTCTTTTTTTATGAAAGAAAAGTTTTTACAATCGATTTCAAATCCAGCTTTTCAATTAGTTTTTATACTACTTGGCCTACTTATTTTTATTCAAGGAATTCATACGTCGGCTCACTTAACAATGGATAAAGACGTGGGAGGCTATTGCACCAAATTTGTTAGAAAAAATAAAGACTTTTTGAAGAAATACAGCTATTAGCCATTTACATATAACTATAAATAGTTTATAATTATATAGTTACAAATCTTAACACTATGACTGTTACAACCGACGAATTTGGCAAGCAAAACATGTTTGCTCAAGAGCCCCAAATGTTTGTAGACCCGTCTTACACGGAGAGGTACGGCCTTGAAACCCATGCCGAAAGAGCCGAAAAAACAAATGGCAGATGGTCAATGATTGGTATTGTAGCAGGACTAGTTTCTTATGCAGCAACAGGTAAGTTTTTCTTTGGTATCTTCTGATGGGCTTTTTAGCCGTAGGGGTTTTCCTCTTTGCTTCCTTTGTAATGGGAGCTTTACTAACACAGAACGGTGAAGAAAATGAGTGAAATAATTATTACATTAACTAGCATTTCATTACTTGTTTTGTTAGGATACTCTATAGAACAACTCGCAGAAACGTACTAATGTACCCCTTTTCAGAAGAATCTCTTTCAAATGCTTTAAAGACTCTAGGATGGGACCTAGACTCTGACGATATTGCAATTGAGGTAGGAGGTACTCAGGTTTCAGGCATTGATGTTGGTGAAGAGTACAACAAGAAGTGGCAATCACCTATTGGGACTCGTAAATACAACAAAGATGCATTTCTTGTGATTAAAAATCTATCAAGAAATAAATGGGAGCCCTCTCTATCTATGCAAAGAGAGTTTAAGCCACACCATCTTAAAGAGTCTAACTTAGACAAACAGCTAGATGACGAGTTTGGCTACGACACTTACAGCAAATAACCATGCCCAACCCTAATGCTCTGTATGAAGATATGGAGAAGCTAAACGCCCTTTACGAAGAACTCTGCTGGGGGCCCGATGATGAACTAGAGTTCACCATTGAATACCATAAAGGTAGCGGTAGGGTCATTATTAGAAACAAAACACAACAGGAGACAAACAATGGGATTTAACAAAAACGCAGAAACACTTAATGGCAGACTTGCAATGCTAGGATTTATTATTGCTGTAGGAACTTACGTAACTACAGGTCAGATTATTCCAGGCATATTTTAAATATAAAGATTTAATTAAATTGTAAAGTACAGATTAAACTTTAAAGAGAGGGGAAATCGGCCCCTCTTTTTATTATGTGCAAATACCAGCTTGCATTACTCCTACTGTCGGTTATATTAGGGCTGTCGCTATTATGCGGCAGATGTTATAACGGAACAATTTTTTAATTATGCCAAGAAGCCAACTAACAAAGATAGACATTCTTTCAAGAGTTATAAAGATGAAGAATGAACTACACGACGGTAGCTATAGCCCAGAACTACCTGCACCACAAAAGAAAGCTGTTGATGAAGCTTTATCAAAGGTAGTTGATATAATTAATGAATATAGGTATTAACTAACTAGTATGAGTAACGATCTAATTGGATTCTATTGTACAGTAGCCGTAGTCTTAGGGGCAATCGCCTACGCAGGACCGGAAAACATTTTAAATTTAGTTCGTTTCGTTGAATTAAAAATTAAGTTAGCCTGGATTGAATTCAAAGCTAATAGACTAAAGAAAAAACTTAAAAAAGATCTAGATTCTTTTATAAAACAACTACAAAAAAACACTCATGAATAACCAAGCGCTCTCTGAATGTCCTAGATGCGGGGCAAAGTGGATTGACGGGCAACTATATTGGTCAACAGGCTCATTAGGCGATCCCCACGATCTTGCGGGTTTGGTTTGCAACAGTCTTGGCAATGAGACATGTATTAATCCTTGCAAGGGCTCAACAAGTGGAGATAGCTGGGAGAGCAGATTTGAGGGTCTTAAAACTTTATTAGGAGAAGAAGAGGAGTAAATGCCAGAAAATCTTTCAGAAGAAGATCTTAAAATCCTAGAAAAACGGATGAAAGAAATAAAGATGCAAGAGCTTTTTCACGAACCCTGCTATTGGGAAGACGAAGAAGACGAGCAACACAACTACTGATTAACTCAATGAATAAAAAAGAACGCACCTTGCTTGCTCACGGCCTTTTTGTAGAATCCGTAATTAAGCCGGATAACGAACTCAGGGCAGAGGCCCATTCTCAGGAATGCTATAACGAACTTATGGAGTGGAGAGATGCAGTTCTTACTTACTTAGAAGAAAAAAGACTCGAGGTCTCGGTGGTTTAAATTACTATTGAATAAGAAGACATTCTGGTTTAATGCCTCCCTTTAATGACAGTAGAGTTTCTGTAATAGAAGAAAGACTTAATACTCACGAAAAATATTTTATTAAGATAGAAGAGTCTATTGAGAAACTTAGCGACGTTTCTCTTAGCATCAAGGAAATGCTTATTAAGCACGAAAGTAAGCTTGAGGAGCGCGTTCTTGAGGAAGATGCCATTTATGAAAAGCTGGATGAGATTAAAAATCAATCGCATGAAGAGCACCAAGAACTCAATGCTAGGATAGATAAGATAGAAAGCAAAGTAGAAGAGCTCACTAAATGGAGATACTTAGTTGCTGGTGGGTTAGTTATTGTTGGTTTGTTCATAGGACAAATAATACCTTCGTTTAACCAGGTGCCTATTCCCGTGCTACAAGAGTTAGTTAAATAGTGTAAAGTCTCGTAGTTAATAAGTTAACTATGAGTTTTTTAATAGCAAATACACCTCCGCACAAATGCTACGTGAGGAAAGAGTATTTATACGATCTAGAAAAAGGTCATGGAGAATTTACAGAGGCGATATGGATTAGCGTAAAATCCATCGCTCGCAGAGCTATATACATCGAAGCGCTTTTGCCCGAGTACGGAGCCCTCTACGACAAGCTCCCACTAGCTGCGTTTGTGTCCGATCCAGAGACTCCTTCTCCAGACCTTCCGCTTGATGTAATAGAGCTATGGGATTGTTTTAGCTATGACATCACAATCCTAGAGAAGTTCACGTTAGCCGGGTTGCGTTGTAAGTTCCTAGGTAAGGATAGGCAATGGCACCATGGAGAGTACATGTTTACTATCGATGCTTGTGAGCCAGATTATAACAGGCCTAGGCTTGGGTTGTCAGAGACCCCAGACGAGCATAAGTCCTTCAACGTAATTGCGTTAGATAACGGGCAATACGCCGCTCAGCCAAATAACCGGGTGCTATGGTACGAGGCTTCCATGATCCCTAGGGACACTCTGACCCCGGACTTTAAAGTCTCGACTAAAGACTTCGCCGTAGAGACTGACCCTTCTTGGTCAGTTGGTGATACTAAAGAATGGCAATACAAAACTCCAGAAGAAAGAAATGAACTCCCAGCTATTTATTCAGCTCCAGCCTCTCCTGAAAAACTTGGCGAGCGTGACTCCTAACCCTATCTTCATATTCTTTGCGGGACTGGGGTTGACTATTGGGCCGATCCTTGGTATAATGTATATACATCGAAAAAGTCCCGATGGAACTAACTAAAAAAGAATTTACTGTAGAAGAGTTTGAAGCCAACTTCGATGCTCTCTTTGAGAGAGTAGAAAATGGCGAGACTTTCACAATCACCAACGGCCCCACTCGTTGTTTGATTATGCCCATCGACCAACTACCTGGCGACTTCTACACAAGATAAGTACTAGAGAAGCACCTGTTAGGATGGTGGTCGAAAGCAACAGTTTGCTAAATTGTAGAAGGTGCAAATCTTCTATCAAGATTTTATCTCTGATAAGTAAAAAAAAAAGTATGAACTTCAAATCTCTGCTTAAATCAATTACATCCTGGGGGAAGAATTTAGACTCAGGCTATGAACGGCCGGACCATTGGGACCCTGCGATAGATTACCAAGGAGACCACCGTTTGATGATCCACCAGAAGAACCAACTCAGTTGTAGAAAACTTACCGGATCCGAGCTGATCACAAAGGTCAAAGACCTTGGCGACATATCCAAAACTGACCTTGCTACAGCATGCGGCTACGTCTCCCGAAAGAAAGACGGAAGCATCCGAGTGGATTTCACAGGCTTTTATGAAGCTCTTCTAAATGCCAAGGGCATTTATCTCGGCGACATTGGAACCGGCCGCAAGCTTTCTTATAGAACAACAGTTCAGGGCAACGGCAATCTTCTGGTTGGCAAGGCATATACAGCCATGCTCGATCTCCAAGTTGGTGACGAATTCATCATCAAGCTCGGGAAAAAATCAATTCGCCTAGTCCCTGTTGGTGGTGAGGAAGAAGGAGACGAGTGAGTCTTTTAAGTGTAAGTACCATTTCTCTGACTCGTTAAAAATATGCTCCTTTAGCAATCTGGTGAATGCAGCGAACTCATAATTCGCCTAAGGCGTGTTCGATCCACGCAAGGAGCACCTAAAATTTTAACTATGGAGCCTAAAGTAAAAGAGTCACTTGACATGCTTTTTAAAGCAAAATGGAACTTACCTAGAGCTGCTCGTAATTGCAATCTAACCGACGAAGAAATGAGGGCCATCTTTAATAAGCATTGTTTTATTCAAGTCCCTACTCACGACAAATTAGGTAATCCAATTATTTAACTTTTGCGAGTATGGCGGAATCGGTAGACGCACCAGACTTAAAATCTGTTGGGAGTAAATCCCGTGGGAGTTCAAGTCTCCCTACTCGCATTTTATAATAAAATTATGAAAAAACTTCTTCTAGCACTCAGCGTATTTACAATTCTTCCTTCTATAGTTTTGGCGAAGGAAGCAGCAATTAAAGGGTACAAAACTATGGACTCTTTAGGATGCATGCTTCTCGAAGAATGTACAGATAACGTAGAGCAACTTCACCACTGGTCTCAACTCATAGAGCTATATCCTGCAGCCTGGGATAGCACTAATGCTTCATCAGACCAAATTGAAGAAATAACCGAGTTACTTGAAGCATTTAAAATTGCAGGCGTAGGAGTGTACCTCGCTCCAGAAAAATATTTCCCAGTGAGGCATCGTGGAGTATACCACACTGTTTCTAATAAGTTTTATCTGAATAGAGACTATATGGACTTGCCCAACGTGCTTCTTTCTGTAATGCGTCATGAAGGCTGGCACGCGGCGCAAGACTGCATGGCCGGAACAATTGATAACTCGTTTATTGCACTAATCAAGCCTGAAGACGAAGTGCCTACTTTCTGGAGAGAGATGGTCGAGCGCACTTATCCTCCTTCTGCAGTTATATGGGAAGCAGAGGCAACTTGGGCGGGTAAAACCAAAGGGATGACGGTGGATGCTCTTAACGCTTGTTCGACGGGGGCAATGTGGGACATTTATCCCCCAACACCCCTTACCAAAAAATATTTGATAGATGAAGGGTTTATTAGATAAATGCAATAAGGCACTGGAATAACGTACCTCTTGAGAACCATGGGAATGTTTGACACCATAAGAACTTCATATGACCTAGGTCCCGGGTTTTACAACAAAGACTTGCAAACAAAGGACTTAGATAACCTTTTGGAGTTTTACTGGATAGACCCAAATGGCCAGTTATTTAAAGTAGAGTACTCTGGAACCCAAGCTTGGGAGATGAAATCTCTTGAGGAGTCAGAATCGCAATGGGACATTTTTAAAATAGTACCTAATGGCACTCACGGCACGGTCTCTCCATGCAACTTAACCAAAACAATTAATGTGTGCCCTGCAAAATGGGACACCCACTATGCTCCGCTTCCCTCTCTAGAGATTACGTTTTTTGCTGGTATGCTAGTAGTTGATGGTTTAGGCAAGCCTACAAGCCAAGAGAAAATTTGGGAAACCAGGTATCTATCTCTTAAAAGGTGGGTTGAAAACAATTCTGAGAAGTCACCATGAAACCTGAAGAAGTAGAGTTACGTACAACAACAAGACAGTTTTCTTACGAGAAGCTTGCAAGAGCTATTGACTTGATCGACGACAAAGAAGCTCTTAAGAATCTTGCTAAAACTTACATAAAACTCTATATGAAACAGCAAGAAGTAATTTCAAAAATCTAATGAATATAGACATTTCTATAGAGGACTTTACAATTATACTTAATGCTCTTCACTACTATAAAAAAGTAGAAAAGCGAGGTCAATTTAAAGAATTCACAGATCAAAAAATTAATAGCCTTAGAGACAAGCTTTCTAAAGACCTCTGTGGTGATGTATTGAAAGATCAACAAAGTAGACTTCTAGATTAAAGTAAACATTAGAGTATTAAAAAATATGCTGTCTACACAATACCGACTAAAACTGGAGTTTATCTGTAAATGTATTGCTAATGGTGAAGAGGTAAAACTAGATGATATGGTCTGGGCACAGAAACTCGCAAAGGCAAACACTACTGCTAACGAGATGTTAAAGATGGCACGACGTCAGCATTCGCAACAGATTGAAGAAGGTAGCACAGACGATTTTCTGAATAGGATGGGACTTGGCGATCCCGACCCGTCCAACCATAAGAAGGGATTCATTGATGCCGACGATATTAAGAGTTGGTTTCACCAAGATAAACCTGATGACTGGAGACAACGAGACTAAAATGAGTGATGAACTGGGAAAGTCAAGACAAGAAATCAATGATCTTATATACGAGGCTCAAATTTTAAATTCTAAAAAAGATAAGGCGTCGCTTGTAAAGTATAATCAAATGCTTTTAAAAATCAATGAAAAACAAATTAATTTGTGCTCTAGACTAGCTCTTATAAAGTCTAAGGCCTCTATTCAAGAGTTAGACGAACTTGCTTATGGGCTTGAGCAATATATGGGTAAAGCGTTAGATCAGTCTTCTATAGACTACTACAAGGGTGTTAAAAAACAACTTAGAAACAAACTAACTCAACTAACAGGATGTAACTGGCGTGACTGAAGTAGCAGTAATTTATTCTAACGGAAGCCAAGAATGCGAGCGAATGAAATTTTTGCTTGAAAATCTAGGTGAAGATTTACACGAGTACTCTCTAGATCAAGATTTTGATAGCAAAGCTTTTTACTCTGAGTTCGGAGAAGAAGCAACCTATCCTCAAGTTTCTATTGGGTATAAGCATATTGGTAGCATGAACGAAACCCTAAAATACATGTCGAGCAGAGGAATGCTTAATGAGCAATGAAACTACAAGGGACTTTTTAATTTTATTGTTAGTTGGTTCTTTTCTAGTAACCGCTGGAATTCTTTATAAAGAAAAGATGTTTATGCCTAAAACCATGGTAGAATGGAACAAAGAAACTTAAATGTTGGTATGAAGAATTCAAACAGCGAAGAGTGGGTACTTCCCGATGCTTATTGCAAGCAACGTAAAGACAGGATGGGCGATTCAATATTTGATTATCTTTCAGATGAAGCAACCACTTCTCGCCAGGTCTATGAAGAGATACTATCTGAAGTTCAAATTTGTATTGATTACCATAAAAAATTTTTAAATAAGGCACAAAATCTATACGAGCTAATGCTAGGCAATCGCCCTCCATCTGTAGACCTAGAATAGGGTGCAAACTTATGGGCAATTACGATACATTAGAGTACCAGCCAGGAGGGCTTAAAAGAGAACCTGCTAATATACTACGACTGATCAGCGAACTTGAAGGATCTTATCAGTTGCTAAAGTATATGGGCTTTGAAGAAGATACAAAAACCCTAGAAGAGATTAAAAAACGTTACTATAAAATATATTTCAAACAGAAAAGACAAGAAAGTTCTTTATTAGATTAAAGTTTTTTGCAATCTAGAAAATATTATGCAAGGTTTATTTAACCTAATGGCCATTTCGTCTTTTGCTGTATCTGCTAGTCTTGTTGGCGGCGGGGCGTATCTTTACCTCAACAAAGACAAGATCATCACAGAAGTTGTAGATAACGCAAAAACTACAATTACCGCAGAAATTACAAAAGCGCTCCCAAGCATTATTAACTCTGTTGTAGAGATCCCAGAAATGCCAGAGATTCCTACAGTTCCTTCTAGTACAGGTCCAGCTCTCCCCTTCTAGTTGACAGCCTAGGCCTTTTCTGGTATAATTGTCTAGTAATGCGCAAGTGGCGGAATTGGTAGACGCCCAGGTTTTAGGTACCTGTGCCCTAGCGGCGTGAAGGTTCAAGTCCTTTCTTGCGCATTTGTTTGTTATGAGAATTAAAATGATTAGTCAGCTTGTAGTTTTAGCTTCCATTGCAGGAGCTGCTGCACTCCCTTTCATAGCTCCGCCACCCCCTTCCCTTGAAGCCGTGGTGACTGTTGAAGCAAAGCCAGAAGTAGAAGTGGCAGCCACCTGGAAATGTCCAGACTGCACCAAAGAGGAGCAATACGTACTCAAGAAATTACAAGAAAGCACAAAAATTTATGACCGCAACGCTCTTGCTACTTTGATGGGTAACATCAAGCAAGAGAGCAAATTTATCCCTGATATCTGTGAAGGTGGAGCTAGAGTTTCATATACAGAATGTAAAGTTGGTGGGTACGGTTTGATCCAATGGACTTCTATTGGAAGGTACAAGGGGCTCGGTAATTTCTGTGCCAAGTTTCAATGTGATCCTTCGTCATTAGAAGGTCAGACTCGATGGATGATTAATGAACCAATCTTTCAACGCGTTCTTCCTAGGTTTGAGGGTGGAGGTCAAACTGTAACTCATTACATGATCCCCGCCTACTATTGGTTGGGATGGGGTATCAAAGGCAACCGCGAGGTTTACGCCTACGACTACGTAAATAAGTTGAAGTACATGGTATAATGTGTACTATCGCGGGATTAGTTCAGTGGTAGAACGTCAGCCTTCCAAGCTGAATGTCGTCGGTTCGAGTCCGATATCCCGCTTTGGAACTTGATCAGTTCCATAGGATGTGACAGAATAACCCTTGTGGAGGCACGGGGTAATGTATATTAGGACAGGGGTGGTGCCCGCTGACTACGGTCAGAAGCCAATACCAAGGCGTCCGAAAGTCTGAGAGTCCTATTAGCATTAGTGATTCCCTCTTAGTGAAGGTATAATGTAATCCTTTCATCCAACCAACATTTTAAGCCATATATATGAAAATCTTTCTAGACACCGCCGAGACAGAGGTCATCCGTAATCACTTTGCCACTGGACTCATCGATGGTGTTACGACCAACCCAACTCTCATTGTAAAGGATTTACTGTGGAAGAATGGGCGTAAGCCTGACGATGTATACCAAGAGATCAAAGACATTGGTATTCAGGACATTAGCATGGAGGTTGTTGGATCAGGCTTTCAAATGATCGAAGAAGGCAAGAGACTCTTTGAGAAATTTGGAGATGTTACTACAATTAAAGTCCCATGTACTAAAGAAGGGCTATTTGCCTGTAAAGTTCTTTCTGAGCAGGGGATTAGAGTTAATGTAACTCTTATCTTCAGTGCCGCTCAGGCTATACTCTCTGCAAAAGCAGGAGCAACGTACGTATCTCCCTTTATTGGTAGATGCGATGATAACTCCGTAGCAGGAGCTGAGGTTGTCAGGTCTATCTCAGGAGTATATTGCCAACAAGGAGTTAGGACTAAAGTGTTGGCAGCGTCTATTAGAGATGTATATAAAGTAACTAGGGCTTTCTATAACGGAGCTCATATTGTTACTATGCCTCCAGAAGTGTTTGAGAAGATGTACAACCACGTACTAACCGACTCAGGACTTGCCCAGTTTGACAAAGATTGGGACGAAGTAAAGACTCTTTTAAAGGCTTAGGCCTTAGCTCGAATAGCTCAGCGGTAGAGCACCTCGTTTACACCGAGATTGTCGGGGGTTCGATCCCCTCTTCGAGCATTTGTAAATTACAGAATCATGGACAACGACTGGAGATATTCTAAAGAACGCATGGACCTAAGGGCGAGGTCCTTGTTACTTCTAGGTAAAATGTTTACGCTAAAGCGCGAAGTCTACGAATTTTGTGACTTCTGGGTTTCTCAAGGGAACAAAAATATAAACAACATTGCAAAAGAGTTTATAAGATATATAGAAGACGTCGAGGTACTAAGACAAGATGAAGAAAAAGCATACAAGAAAAGCAGCAAAAAAGATAATAAAAATGGCTAAAAAATATCCTAGCAATTATTCTGATGCCGATGTATCGTACGCAAAGTTAATTCTTTCTAGATTAAAGAAAGAAAAAAGCTCATGTACGAATACAGAATTAAAGAAGTAGCTAGAGTAGTCGACGGAGATACTGTTGATGTTATCCTTGATCTAGGATTTGGTCTATATAAAAAAGAACGTTGTAGGATTGCTGGGATCGATACTCCAGAAAAACGCACTAGAGACAAAGACGAGAAGCTCCTAGGGTTAGATGCAACTGAATATGCAGAAAACTGGTTTGGTTGCGACCCTAAGGAGATTGAAGTAAGGACCGAAAAGGACGGAAAATACGGCCGTATGCTCGGCTGGTTTTACAAAGGTGAAGAATGTTTTAACAAAAAAATTGTTGAAGATGGCTTCGCATGGTGTTATGATGGAGGGACTAAAATAGAAAAGGGTGGCGGTGCTTATGACCAATTGGTAAAACTAAGAGGGTACGCCTCTTTCTCTGAATACAAAGAATCCAAGTAAACATGAAAAACATCGAAGAACATATCGCCAAGGACAAAGAAATCCTTGACAACCCCATGACCTCACCTAATCAACGACGTCATATTGAGGGAGAGCTTGAAGAACTAGAATACTATCATAAAGAGCATCCAGAGGACCATCACGATCCTTCTCCGCTAGAGTTATATTGCGAGATGAATCCTGAGACCGACGAGTGTCGGATCTATGAAGATTAAAGGATAAATAACGGGCCCTAGTACAGGGTCTTTTTTATTATGTAGAGGAGACTATATGGTAGAAAACAACGATAAAAATAAGGCATCCTCGCTCAAATGGTTTGCCCTAGGAGTAGGAACATTGGTTGGCGTAGCCCACATTGGCATCTTAGGTTACTTAATAAAGCCTGAGCCGTCTGCGCCAATGATCAATATCCCTAAGGGTGAATATTCATCTTATACACTTAAAGCGGGTAAAAATGGGTACGAGATCGAGTATCGTGCTAATGATCCCAAAGTCCTAGAGTCGAATAGATCCATGACACTTGATGCAACCAAGAAAGGCTGGTTCGGTGGAGGAACTGAAAAGAGGACTGAATTCCGTAGCGATCAATTTACTATGGAAGGTACTCGTAACATGGGAGGTAGCGTCTTAGACCCTGAGGGAAAGTTGAGTGCAAAAAGCGCAGAGTGCATAGCGGCGGACGCTGGAGCACGGTCACAAGGTGCGATGGCAGGTAGCGCTATCGCCGCCGGTGTGGTGGTTCCTGCAGTTTCTAGTATTCCTTATGTAGGTTGGTTGGCGGGTGGATGGGCATTGCTCTTAGGACAGAAGGCAGGATCATCACTTGGTTCGCAAGTCGGTAGTGTATTTAATGACTGTTAAAAAAAAAATAGTTGATTGCCGCAAGAACTTAGAGTAAATATACTCAATGCATAACATGGTTCCCAAATAGACAAAAACTAGTTAAAATACTAATAGCACACAAAACCAAATGAAAGTAGGAATTATTGGGTTGGGTCGTATGGGCGAGGGAATGTCTCGCCGCATGATAAAGGCCGGTATTGAAACCTGGGGCTACAGAAACAATGTAGCAAAAGCAGAAGAGCAATACGAAGCTGGGTATATTAGTGGCTTTACTACCTCGTTAAAGTACCTTGTACAAGCAGTTAAAAGTGATGCTGCCTCACATACTAGCGCCGGAAAAATCCCAGGCATTTTTCAGCTAGTCATTCCTGCAGAACTCGTTGAGGAAACAATTAATGATCTTATACAAGCTGGTTGCAATGAAGGCGATATTATCATCGATCATGGTAATAGCAATTTTAAAGATTCCCGTAAAAGGGCGGAACGACTTGAAAAGCTGGGTATTCAGTATATTGACTGTGGCACTTCTGGTGGAGTTTATGGTCTGGAGCGTGGGTATTGCCTCATGGTCGGCGGTTCAACTCATGCGGTTTCCGTCTGTTCCCCAATTTTTCGAGCACTTGCCCCAGGTCTTGGAGCTGCCACTCGCACAGATCCTTTAGGCCGAGAGACATCTGCAGAAAACGGATGGTTGCATTGTGGTCCCGCTGGAGCCGGCCACTTTGTAAAAATGGTTCATAATGGCATAGAGTACGGAATTATGCAGGCATATGCCGAAGGTTTTAACATTTTAAATGAAGCAAACGCAGGATCAGAATACGTTAAAAAAGGAGACGCTGAGGTTGCACCTATGGCGGATCCTGAGTCCTATTGCTATGATGTTGACGTTAGTGAGGTGGCTGAGCTTTGGCGCCGTGGTAGCGTTGTTGGGAGCTGGTTACTCGATCTTACAGCTGCTGCACTCCGGGAGGATAAAAAACTTGATAGATTTGATGGGGGTGTTAGTGATAGCGGCGAGGGACGCTGGACTGTTCATGCTGCTGTGGATCTTGGGGTTCCTGCTCCTGTCCTTAGTGCCGCATTATTTGAGCGGTTCAACTCTAGAGGATTAGGAACATTTGCTAATAAAGTTCTTAACGGGATGCGATACATGTTTGGAGGTCACAACGTAAGATGACAGACCTTTTTAGGATCACCAGCGTAGAAGCACCTACTGAAGGTGAAGTAGATAAGTGGGGGTTTACAATTAAACCTTCTATCACAGACAACGAATTAATCCTTAGGTGCCTAAACAATGCTCCTTGCGGATGCGATAAAAAACAAGTAACAAGGTTGATTAAGAGCTACGAGGAAAAAAACTGATGACTTTAGCCAATGTCTTACTTTGGGGAACACTACCCTTTCTATGTGCCACCGCATATTTCGGGTACAGAAAGGGTGAAAATGTCTATTATGAATCCGACAAGTACAAGGGAAATGGAACAGCACATTAAAATGAGGTACGCTTTTGCGATGTCTTCTTTTGGAAGGATGTTTTTACCGAATAAAATATCTCCAGATATGAAAGCATTGTGCAAAGAATGGGCCGAGAACGTGGAGCTTAAGCCTCCTACAAGAGACTTATATATAGTTGATCGCTATTTTTTAGAACTATGGAAACTCAAATTGCAGTAATTATTATTTTTTTGTTATTTGGCATTTTTTTATTTATACTATCTATACTCTCTAACTGATGAAACTATATTTCACGTCTTTACTATTGACCTCTTCCATCTTAATTTTTGTGTTGTGGGGTCTTAATAACGCTTATCCTAACTAGGTATAACAATGGGACTATCTAACGTTGCTGATCCGGTGTGGAGCGTAAACATAATGGTTGCTCTGTGCGTACTAGGCGCAACCTACGCAATTTATTATATCTTAAAGCTGGCGGCTGACGAACTCAATAACAGTTGACATATACATCGTTTTAGTCTAAGATTATATAGTATAAGCTAAAGTGCTATGAATGTATTTGTACTGGATAAAGATCCGGTTAAGGCAGCACAATACCATTGCGACAAGCATGTTAACAAGATGATTGTTGAACATCTTCAAATGATGAGCATTGTTGCTGTAGTTAATGACCTTGATCCCGCAAGACGAACTAATGGTGAGTTCTATAAAACAAAGATGTTCAGGAAACATCCTTGTACTCTATGGATGGGTAAGTCTTTTGGAAACTGGGCTTTTGCCTACCACCTGACAGAGGCCCTTTGCTCTGAATTTGAAAAGCGATTTGGCCATCCCCACGGAGGCAAAGATAGTCTTAAGTCTTTGCTCAGAACCCGTATTGCTCTGTCTAAAAAGCTCCCCCATGATATGACAGACTTTACTCAAGCAATGCCGGATGAGTGTAAAATAGAAGGCGATGCTGTAGCGGCTTACCGTAAGTATTATTGTATGCATAAACATGAATTTGCCACTTGGAAAACTGAAACCCCACATTGGTGGTCACCTATTATTGCCGCAGAGGGATAAGTACTGCGTTATTGGAGATTTACATGGAAGAATCGACACTCTAGAAAAAATTGTAAATAAGTCTCCTGAGTATCATTACATACTAATAGGAGACGTAATTCATCACAAACCTTTCTTTAAGAAGACAAAGAAAACTTCTCCTGTAAGAATGCTTCAGTACGTTATAAATAAAAGCATGCAGGGAAAAATAACTCTGTTGCTAGGAAACAACGAGAATTATATTTTAGAGAACTTAGTTACTCCAGAAGAAAAAATTATTAAAAAAGAAACAAAATATACCCTAAGGTCTCTTAAAGATTTAAATTTTAACGATAGACTAGACATCATTTCTTGGCTAGCAAGATGCCCTCTTACGGCAACAGTACAAGCAAACAACAAAAAATATAGGCTGGGTCACGCGCTATACTCAGAAGAGATTACAAAATTAAATAGAAACAGTATTCTTTCAGGCCCAGGCTTTCCTTGGTGGAAAGATAATCTTGAAAACTATTGTACTCGCAAAGATGATATCTATATATTCGGGCACTACGGCTATCCGTACATACGCAAGAACTTGCGAATAATCGACGCCACTAACTTCGAGGGAGTAGGGATGTACTATATTGACCGTGAAGAGTTTTTAATTCAGTATTGACAAAAAGCTTTGTATGGTCTATAATAGTAAAAACTACTCAGCAACCTATGTCTAAGCTTAATGCTCTGGGATACGCAGTTCTCTCAGACAAAATGAACAGGCAGGTTTTTGGTAATGTAGACACGACGCCAGTAAGACAAGATACCGTCAAAAGCATCAAGTCTTCTATGGAGAACTTCGGTGTAACTTTTCCCATAGAAAACCCAAAAGAGTTTTTCATGGAAGATTTCAAACTTCCGGGGTTAAAAGGAGATAATATTAAAGAGCACTTTGAAAATATCTCTAAAGCTCTTGTATCGGACCAAATCAAAATCATGAAAGATTTTGCTTACTCTGAGCTGCCTAAAAAGCCTGATACAGAATATATCGTTAACACGCCGGGATGGACCAAGTATACTCCGACTAAAACTGGATTTAAAACTACTCATCCAGAAGGAATCGAAGAAGCCATTGCTGTTTTTGACTGCGAGACCTTTGTTAAAGGATCTGACTTCTCTCATCCTATCCTTGCCACTGCAGTCACCGATACTGCTTACTATATCTGGATGCACGAGTGCTACGTAGATCCTTCTATCGAGTATTACACCACTCTTGTCCCTGTAGGTAATGATAAGATCTTCATCGCTCATAACGTTGCTTATGACCGAGCTCGTTGTGAAGAATCTTACGATATCGCCAAGAAGAATTACTGGTTTGATACCATGTCTGCTCATATTAACGTGAGTGGACTGGCTTCCGGGCAGAGATGGTGGTACGTACAAAAAGCAACTAAAAAATCTAGTTACAAAGCTGATCCTATCTGGGCGGATAAAGGATCACTTAATAGCCTTATTGATTGCTATAACTTTCATTGTCGGCCGATGAAACGTTTGGAGCCGGCAGATAAAAAGATTAGGGACGTGTTTGTAGTTAGCGAGACCATGGAGCAAATTTGTGAGCTCCATGAAGATTTGACTCAATACGCTCTTAAAGACGCAGAGATTACTCAAGAGCTCTTCTCTATTGTCATTCTTAAGTACCTTCAGAACAACCCGTCTCTAACTACTCTACTTGGGCACTTTGGAATCTCTTCGGCTTTCCTTCCTGTTGTAGATGACTGGGCTGAGTGGTTTGAAGGCTGCGAGAAAATTTGGAGAGACTCCATCTCTAGACAGGAAGAGATTCTAGGAGAGATGGCTCAAGAGATCTATAACGCCTGGAACCAAGGAGAGATTGATGCAGATTCTGATCCTTGGCTATCTCAGATGGATTGGGAGTGTAACTTCAAACTCACAAAAGCTGGGAAACCCTCTTCTAAGTGGTACGGAATCCCCAAGTGGCTAAGAAGCGTTTCAGAAATCCAAGAAACCGAAGAAGGTAATAAACTTGTTATCGGTGGTATCTCTACTAAGAATCGTCTATCTCACTTCCTACTTCGTCTTAAGTGGGATGATAAGCCTATGACCTATTTTTCTGATAGAGGCTGGTGCTTCTTTAGCAAAGATATAGGAGAGTACGTTAGGCTTCCCCACCCTAAAGGAGAAGGAGAGAATGTCGGAGGAGTATTGTCAAAAGACTACAACGACGATTTTGAGTCTGGGATGCTTAGCTCTGATCTCCCTCAAGCTAAAGAACTAATTAAGCTTGCAATTAACGTATCCTATTGGACATCGGTTAGAAGCCGAGTTCGTGAACAAAATGTCGCTAAAGTCAAAAATCCTCTCGGTAAAGAATTCAATCTTATTGTTCCAGCATCGGTCCCTCACAATACTTCTACTAATCGTGCTGGAGAAAATCTCTGGCTCACCGTTCCTGATCCAAAGTATGATAAAATTGGATCCGAGATCAAAACCCGAGTACAAGCTCCTGATGGTTGGGTTTTTGTTGAATCAGATTTTGATGCCCAAGAAGCTGTTGTTGCTTCCATCTTTGCTGATTCCTATTACAAAGTGGCTGGGTCAACTCAGTACTCGCACGCCATTCTTGCAGGGTCAAAAGACAACGGAACTGACATGCACTCGATGACCGCCAGGGCGATTGGGATCTCCAGAGCCGTTGCTAAAGGATGTAACTACGGGATGCTTTATGGATGCGGAGCTAAGACCTTGGCTAACACTATCCGTAAAGGAAACAAATCCATCTCTATGAAACAGGCCGTAGACATGGGTAAGAAACTCATCGAGATTAAGAAAGGCCGGAAAGCTTATCGAGGAATGAGAGAACTAATCGGCGGATCTGACTCTTATGCCTACAATGAAATGGCTAAGATTGCCTGTGAAAAGACGCCTATTAATCCTCTAAGTGGCACAAAAATGTCAACTGCCTTCCGTCCATCATCAGTTGGCGACGACTTCTGGACAATGAGAAATAACTGGTGTATTCAATCCACGGGTAGTGCTATGCTTCATGCATTTATGACCGCGATGGAATGGCTTATCAAAGACCACAAACTCAATGCTAAGTTCAATATGTCAGTACATGACAGTATTCTGTATATGTGTCCAAAGGAAGAAGCAGAAAGGCTCGCGGCTTTATTCCAAGTTGCTCATGCTTGGTGTTGGGCCTGGATGAGATACAATTACGAGATTTATGAGCTTCCTGTGGCAAACGCGTGGCTCTCATCTATTGAAATTGATCTTATTTTCCGCAAAGCTGCCGACTCTAGCACTAACACTGTATCTCAACAAAAGAAAGAAAATGATGGACACTCAGTTACAATTAAAGACCTCATCCCCGTCTTTGAAGACCTTTGACGAAATAAACAAATATTTTAAGCTCAAGTACGGGCTTTCTCTTTTTATGCAAGAGGAGCCTTATTTAATGAGCGGCAAAAAACCTCAATACTGGGTGGGGATAAATAGCACAGAGATTGCTCTATTAAAAGCTAATGGTGACTTTACAACAAAGTACCCTAAAAAAGCAAACATGACAAAAAACGCAGGGCACCGATGCATTACACTCAATACTCTGCGTAATAATATTCAGAAAGATAAGATGTTATTTATGAGAACTTAGTCAGGTCGAAAATATTCTGTGTCTGGATTAAATTTTGTTTTTTGAACTGCAGATGTTAAAGGATCTTGATTTGCAATAGTTCCTGCTTCATTTCTCCACAGCCCGAAGTCTACATCTAGCTTAAACCACGGTGGTAAATCTGTTTTTCTATCTTTATCGCATTTCCAAACGTTAGATAAAGGTCCAGAAGCAGTTAAAGAATCTTTTACAGTAGCAACTCCTTGGGAATCGTAAGTAATCGCTTTTTCTGGAATGAACTTATAAGTTGCAGTACCATCTAAATCGCTCCCGCAAGTTAGCTCCAATCTATCTCCTAAGTATCTCTTGCAAGTTCGAGAGTCCTCTACAATAAAGCTTTCGGTGCTTTCAGGACCTGTTATTCTAGTCCAAACTGCGAGCCCTGTATTTTCTCCAGAAGGAGTGAGTAAGCATTTTCTTTTCGGCAAGAAATCCTCAATGGATATGGGATCAAATGCAGCACATGGCTGGCTATAAAATCTTCCGTCTGATATAGTAACAGTTACTGAATAGCTCTGTTCGTATATAAATTGAGAAGCATCTGTTACTTGTACGAACCTTTCCGCTTCTAATTCAAATCCGGTAGCAAACTCTAACCCAGGAACTTCAGGCACCCACCCCGTAACTGCATCAGCAATAAGATCTAATAAAGGTAGTGAAAAGCTATGCCCTTCTCTTTGAGTTTGCTTTTGAACTAGTGTGACGGTGTAGGTCATTTTCCTAGAACGAATTGTGGGAATGTACGCTCCGCCACCCATCTCATTTGCTGTGTTTGCAGAAACAAAGCTAACAATTATCATGGCTTGCTCTGCAACCCTTCCCGATTGATCTAATTCTTCAGCTAAGCGAAGTACAACAGCGCTTTGCCCCAAGGTAGAATGAACTCTACGATGGAGTTGATTTTCAATTTCTAAAAGCATCAGAACTCACCGCCGGATAGAAAATCTGTAAGCACCCATTTTCCTTTAGTGTTATCATACACCAAAAAATCACCTTTTTTAACATCTCTAGAAAACTCTACGTTTACAAGATCCTGTAATTTTCTTGTAGATTCAAGCTCTATAATATATTGACGAAGGGCATCAGCGTCTTCTTTATATTTTGTGCCATCAGGAAAAACAGCACTTTTAAGGCCGGTTCTATACCCGTAGCAGTTTCCGGCGTCGTTATTTGTTAGATAAAATGCTCCGCCTCCAGCATTTGTTGGATAAAATGGGTTGTATCCTTTATATGAGTTAGTGGCCATTAGAACGTATCGTTAGTAGTTAATCCGCCATAGTTATCGAACTCACCGTCGGCGGAAGCGGTGTCATTATTTGCAACTAAGCCGTCTCCTTCTGCAGGACTTGTAGCTTGGTCTGTATTTGTAAAACTAGAAAGGCCTCTTGTAGACTCAAGAGCATCTACGAGCTCATTCATTTCATATGCGCTGTCTGGAATAACTTCTTTAACCCCTTGGGTTTCTAAAGCAAGGCTTTTATCTGAGTTTCTATTGAGTACAACAGCTTCTCTATTCGCGAACGGGAATCCACGGTCGTTACTTCCTTCACGAAGTACCCACTTATTAAGAGAAGGATCGGTGAAGCTTCTTCCTCTCTGATAGGAGCTTTTTGTCATCGAGCAACCAGATCTCCAGTAAGCATAAGCTTCTTGCCATTTAAACCCAGTACTTGGGCTGCCTTTAGCGGCCCACATCTCTAGTTGCTGGAGGGCTTTTTCTGACGCCTCTTGGACTTGAGTACGTGGTCTTAATACATCTAGATAGTACCTAGCAATTGTTGCTTGAGTTCTTCTATAAGAACCGGCAATTAAGACTTTTCCTTGCGGTGGGGCGCTATCTATATAATTGTTAATTAGCTGACCTGCGTCATTTAAGGCTAATTGAATCTTAGTAACATCAATATTGTTTCCAGTTGGATCTTCAATGTTAGATAGCTCTACAGCTTCTTGAAAACCAAACACAGAAATAAAATAATCCACTGTGGCGGGCGAGCAATTATTCGCGGCTCCGTGTATATCTCTAGGTGGTTGAGGACCTGACATAGATCATATTTTCTTCTGTTTTACTTTAAACAAAAAGGGCCGACCCGAAGGCCAGCCAGTTTATCAAGTTTTTAACGATTGATCAGACGCAGTTCTTAAGAATAGCGCCAGCACCAACTTTACCGTTTTCGCCCATGCCGACTAGCTCGAAGGAACGCTCGACAAGGATGTCACCGGTGAATACGCGGCGCTCGATGTTGAAACGCTCAGGAGTAGCAATAGGATAACCAGCAAGAGTGTAGGTGTATCCGAAAGCAGGGTTACCGTAGTTTGCATCCAGAGCGGGAGCAAAACCATCGGTAGCACCAGAAGGCTGGTAGAAGAGAACAGCAATGTTGCTATAGATGTTCTCAAGTGAACCAGTGGACTGGTTAAGCTTAAGACGACGTGCAACACGAATCTCGTCAAGGCCAAAGATGTTGGCGAGAGTTGCTTCGTTGACGAGAACGCCACGCTGCATGAAGTCTCTGATTCTCTTGTTACGCTTGAGGGCGTTGAAAGCGTCAGGGGAGATAACCATCTTATTAGGATAGGTACCGATCTGAGCGCGAACAGCTTCCTTAGCTTCGTCAATTAGAACCTCGATGTCAGAAGTAGCAGCATTGAACTTGTCTGCACCAGAGGCGCGAGTAGCAAGGTCAAATACGTTGTCTGCTTCATAAAGAGTGTCGTCTTGGACAGCAGTTGCAACGGTGATCTCCCAGGACTGCATAAGACGATTTGCAGCGTCCTTAGCAGCGTACTGACGAAGGTCAAGCTGAGCAGCGCCATTCTTGGCTTCTGCTGCGATTTCCTCAGCGATTTCCCAGCTGATAGCTTCTTGACGGAGCGAGAAGCTTCTGGTTCCGAACTCGTTCTGGATCTTCTGGATGTTAGTTCCAGGAGCGCGGAGGAAATTCTGAGCGGCAAAGGCTTCCTTGCCGAATACGAGTGTACGGCCAGCACGTGTATTCATAGATACCGCTGGACCGAAGAATGTAGCCACGCCTTCAGCGTTTTTGTAGCCTTGGGCGAGTTGCGTAAGAATAGGATCGATTACGCGTACTTGATCTAGATTCATCATGATTTTAAAATTCTCCTTATTTTATCAAGAAGCGCCTTCAGAACCTAGCTTAACTCTGATAAACTGACCGGCTGTAGTACCAGCGGCAGTGTCAAGAGCTCGACCAAGAATGAAGTTTGTACCGCCACCACCAGAAGCAAGAGCTTCTCCGGAGTCGGACGCGTATACGGCGGCATCAACAGCGATTGCACCAGAAGTGGCGTCAACCTCTACAATAACGATTCCTTCTGTTACTACAGAAAGGAGGCCTTGGTATGGAAACACTCCAGGCTTAGCAGGAGTTGTGGATGGGTTAAGCTGACCCTCATAGACGAGAGTAGATCCATCATTGACTTGATAGCCCTTAGCGGTCAGTTGACCTTGACCAGGAGCATCAAAAATAGTAACGCCAGAGGCGAAATCGCCATCAGCGGCGGGGTATGCACCAGCACGAGTTACGAAACGGTGAGCAGCAATTGTGGCGCTGGTCGATACAGTTTCGACATACTGGTGGTCAAAAGACATATAGCGGGGGTCTGTTGCCATTAGTATTTACCTTAGTTGTTGTTAATAACAAACTTAACAGCTGTTAAGTAATCGCAGTCGTTCTCTTCAGCATAAGATAATGCCTCCGAATGAACGTGAGCGGTGTTTGGATCGTAAGCGTATCCAGAAGCGTTGGGCTCAACCGACTTCGACTTTTGAGGCGCTGAAGTTGGTGTTGCAAACTCTTCAAACGAGACCATAGATGGTAAGGAATCAAGAACTCCACGCATGAAGTCAAATTGAGATGCCTTTCCGGTCTCCGAGAAATTCACAGAGTTCTTATGGTTAGGAGTCTCCATGAAACGAACAAGGTCACCCTTAGGTACAACTTGTTCGGTAAGCTTACCAGACTCATAGAGTCCTTCAGCAAACGAAGAAATTTCTTTCTCGCGAGCTAGCTTTCTTTGCTTATTAAGCTCTTCCTCGAGTTCGGCTACACGAGCGTTGAGGTTGTCAACACTCTGATCTCCAATGGCGGATTCGCCATGGTCTAGAGATTCGGTAGCCACAGGTGCAGCTTCTTCAGCGTGGTCGGCTGACTCTTCTTTCTTTTCTTCTTTAACCTCTTCGGACATGTCAGTTTTCTTTTCTTCGTCTTCGTCCTCTTCTTTCTCATCCTCGGCCATATCAGCCTTGGCTTCAGTCTCTTCTTCTTTCTCTTTCTTTTCCTCTTCTTTTTCAGAAGTTTCTTCAGCATTATCAACTACCTCTTCGGCGTTGTCACTGACTTCTTCTTTCTTCTCTTCGTCGTCTCCTTCCTCTTTACCCTCTTTCTCTTCCATGTGCTTTTTAAGGCCTTCGGGCATTTCGCCGTAGGACATATCTTTCTCCATCATGGAGGTAGCTTGTTTCTTGAGAGCCAATGCTTGGAAGAGCTCGTCTTCGTCGTATTCGGCAGCTAGAGAGGCAATTTTCTTATCGTCATTTTCCATCTCGCCAGAAATATCTTCCGCGCCGTCCTCTTTAGCAGGCTCATCGCCTTCTCCCTCGGAATCCATCTCTTCTTCACCGACTTCTTCAGCAGGTGCTTCTCCCTCTTCTTCAGGAGCCTCAGGTGCCTCTTCACCACCCTCGTCCTCTAGACCCATGTCGTCGCCTTCACCTTCACCTTCAAGGGCTTCAGCATCGGCTTCAGGGGCCATTTCTTCATCTGTTTCTTCGTCGGAGGCGTACTCCATCTTGTAGTCGGCTGGAGCGCCTGTTTCATCGACCTGGTTACCAGAGTCGTCATATACAGAAGGCTTACCGCCTCCTATGTTGATATTGACGGTCATTCCACCCTCAGCATGATCAACACTCTGATCTACTGAGACCTCCTGAACCTCGTCAGCAGTTTTTCTTTTTCTAGTCATAGTAGAGTTGTTTGTTTCTAAGGCTTCTTTAAACGAAATAACGGTTTCTCCCTCTTCAGGAGCTAAATTGATAATTTTTTCGTCGTTAAATTCACCTTCGGAAAAAGCAGTGAGTCCCTTTACGGCGGGAATCGAAACTAATCCAAGATGGCGGAGCGCCAATTTTCCAGGGTGCGGATTTGTTTCCGCGTCTGGTAAGTAGAAAGAACTACTTACTTTCTTGAACACTCCATCTTTAATCAGTTTTTCAGCCTTAGGGGTAAGTTCGACGTTACCCCATAATGCTTTACCTTTTCTCCAAAGATTTTTTACCCACCCTAACGCAGGTGTAGAGTCCGTTTGATCGTGCCCAATAATTAACGGAGCTTCATGTTGGCCAGGAACGTAAGTACCGACCACCTGGTCCAAATCCTCCTCAGTGAACATCATTTTTTGCCCGGCGGAACTGATCTGAGGACCAGCCCTGAACATTTCGATGTGCACGGCCTTTTTGGGCTGTTGAGAAGAAAGTGGCCCTTTAGCGTTTAAAATTTGCTCCTTATTATTAGACATTTTTAATTATTAGACCGTAGTTGCGTTAAGTAAGTAATCGAATCTGTCAACATTTCTAGAGAAGGCATCTTGTACCTGAGCAACCTGACCAGCAGGTGTTCTTACAACGGTAACAAGAAGACGCTCAAGAGTTGGCGAAGTAGCCACATAAGCATCGAGTCTTAACGTTCCGTTTTCTAGATCACTAACAGCGTTATTAGCATCAGAACAAACAACTAAGTAAGCTTGTTCTGGTCTAGCTCCAAAGAGTGCACCTTGGCGATAGAGTTGTCCCATTACCTGAGAGGCGATAGACTTGGCCCTAGCGTAAAGTGTACCAGCAGAGTCAATTTGCTCAAAAAGAACATCATCAAAGCTTCTTGCAAGTATGTCAAGAAGTACGTTTAGAATCGCACGTGTGTTGACAAACTTAAAGAGCGCATTGGAGCTCATTGTACGAGCACCCCAAGCAACAATTCCTCTATTAGGAAGGCTCCTAATTGGATTGAGGCCTAAAGGATAAGTAACTTCTTGTTGCTGAGCCGTGATATCAAAGCGGAGGCCAGTGGCTCCTCTTAGTGGATATCTTGCTCCTGCAGGTGCTTGCTGGAAGCCTTCGTTCACATAACGAGAACAGGCAATACCGGCAATAAAGCTACTAGGCGGCACAAAACGTCCGCTTGAGTTTTTAATGTAAGGAGCGTAGAAAGCACCGTGACCAAAAGGTACGCCGGCGGCTCCTTTAACAAAGGCAAGCTCATCTTGCACTTCGCTAAGACTGAGTTCATCAGCTCCGCAATCAATGAGAGCGATATGCTGAGTTCCAGAGATACCCTCAACTTCTCCAAGCTTACCTTCGGCAGCTCTGAGTAATGATTGGGTAACTTTTACTCTTTCCTCACGAGCTTGAGTTTTAGTCATTCCGCCTGCAGTGGCTTTGAATGAACCGAACGCTTCAGGTGCAAGTAAGAATCCGGGGCGATAATCGCCTGATCCCATACCTTGCTCAATAGCGTACACAAAGTCTTGAGAGCGCGCTTTTGCCGAGAGTTTGTAGTTAACAAAGTCAGCAGCTTCACTCAAAGAGTTAACTCTTGAAACGTTAGAATCCTTTTTGCCATAGCGGTCAAGACCAGCAACAACAGGGGAAGGAATACCATTTTTAGATGTAATCTTTACCTTAAGAACATAATCGTGACGATAGAATCCGTTGGCGATAGAACTGTCTAGGAAGACTGTGGTAGAGCTAGCAGTGAATGCAGGAGCGGTCGTTACTACGAAAGCTGCGTCATTAGTCACACTGGCAACTTCAAATCTGTATCCGTTGATAACAACATAGGATCCAGCATATAAGTCTTCAGTAAATCTTGTAGATACAACGCTCCAAGATGAACTACTATTTTCGGTGGCTCCAGCAAGGTTACTTACGATAGCCTGAGTGTTAGAAGTAACTTCAACAACTTCATAACTGTTAGATCCAATAAGGATTCTGTATCCGGGGGCAATGGATGAAAGGAATTCCGTGCCTGAACCTAATAAAGCTCCGCTTGCCAAGAGTTCAACTGTTTGGCTATTGCTTGTCTGAGGAGAAACAAATCCTTGGATAGTTGTAGAACCAGAGGTAACTAAAACGGCCCCTGTAAGTGCCTTTCCATCGTTGGAAGGACGAAGTGCCGGAGCACCTGTTACACTTAAGCTAGCGCCAATTGCTTCGCCGTTATTAGGAGCATATTGGTTTGTTCCAAGAGATGTCTCGTAGTCTTCTAAAACTGACTCAACATCATAGAAAGCTTCTAGCTCTTTCTCTTCAAGGATTTCTCTAATAGAAGAAGAAACACTCTCTGTGAGCTCAGCAGGAGTAGCGCCGTTAGCAATGATTACCCTGTTTTCTCCAGCAATGTTAACGTAGAAGGATTGAATAGTGTCAGGAACATATCCAAGTCTATTTACGTTGCCACCAACGGAAGTAATTGTTCCTTGAGGAATTTTAGTAAGACCTGTTCCATCAGCACCAGGAGTAAAGGTAAGGCCAGAAGCGTTCCACTGATAGTAAGCAGCGGCAGCATCGGCCCAACGAACATGATCGTCTTTTCCAACTCTTTCGTCTGTTGAAATTGCAACGATTTTGTCATCAGGGATGGCAGAAGCAGAAGCATATACTTCTTGGTCAACCAGGAAGTCCTCGATTGCTTGCTGGTTATCAGCAGCAACTGAAGGGTCATAGGCAAGTCTGCGAACTGTAACTACAGACGTTAAGTCGTTGCTGGTAAATGTAAGAGCCGCATTTGATCCGTTATTAATAATAAAGGTGTCAGTGCCAGCATCTACACTTAATACTGAATATACTGTGCTATAGAAGATATTTCCAGTAGGAAGTTCACCAGCTGCTCCTTCAAATGCGATCTTGTCGCCTGCAGCAAGAGCCACACCGCCGATCGTAAGATCATCGATGTCTGCAACTTTTACCACTCCGGTAGAGGCAGTAAAGGCGGCCGAAGAATCTGTTTTAACGGTCTTAGAAGTTTCTCCTAAGAAGTTTCCGATCGCGGCACCAGATACAAAGAGAATAGGCTCTTGTGTGGATACGTCTCTAGAAACACAACGGAAGTTGAGTTCTTTAACGGGGATATAACGACTAACAACACCAGCATCCGTAGGAGATGCATAAGCGGTATCAGAGATTTTATATCCTTTAAAGCTTTGAATGGCTGGAATTACGCGGGAGTCTTTAGAATAAATTCTAAAAGTTGCGTTCGATGCTTCTACTTCGTCTTGCTCAATCTTATAGAATGTGTTAAAATCAGGATCAGTTTTGCCAAGGTAGCCGACGATATCAAAGGCGTTGTCGTCAGCATCAAGAGCTGTAGTTGTGATCACTTTAATAGCAACACCGTCCGAGTCGTTAACACCTAAGGATTTATCTCCAAAGTAACGATCGCCGATCTTTAAAGCAAAAAGATTCCAACCAGCGCCTTTATTTACAACAACCTTCGACTCGGGTGTTGGGGTTACGCGGGTATAATAGAGGATTCCGTTCACACCCACGTTTTCAAAGAATGACTTTACGGAATCGTAAGAGATCATTGATTGCGGGTTAGTCGAAGCAGATGGCGTACCGCCTGCTTTTTGAACAAAATCTTCTAATGAACCAATCTGTGTTGGTTGATATGGTGGGAGAGCTGAATACTCGTCAACGGGATTTGTATCATATGGGTCTACAGGAGTAGATCCAAAGATATAACCAATAGCATGAGAAGCTATGGGTTGAGGTAATCCACCAGTCGATGACTGAGTAACAAACACTCCAGGACGCTGAATAGCGCCTACATTAATGTTTACAGGATTAGCCATAAAATAATTCTTTACAAAGTAAGAGGCCTTTCAGAAGACCTTTAAACAAACAGTCTTTTTTAATCTTTAATCTTCTGTACTATTTCTATACAATTCAAAAAGGTTATTCATTAGCCAGTCTGGGCAGCTTTCAGACCCGCATTTTTGAATATCTAATATTTTTAAAGCTTTTCTCATTATTTTATTAAAATCTACGTCTGTTACATGGTAAGAGCAAACTAGCACGAACTCTTTTAGCCTAATTTGATCTTGCTGAGTGGCTATCGAGCAAAGAATAAGGATAAGTTTTAGGCGAAGTTCATCGGTCATTTATTTTTGGGGTTTCTTCATTTCAGCAATTGCATTTTGATGTACTTGAATCATCGCCATTACTTTTGTCATTGGTTGTGATTCAAAAAATTTCAGCGCGACAAAGGAATTATTTTGTAGAGCGTAACAAACTTCTAACCACTTAAATTTAGGCATATAATTACAAAGTATTTCTTTTGTAACTATATCAAATACTTCCCTTATTACTCTTAACGTAAGCTTACTAATTCGTACATCAGATACGTTTACGAGCTCTAAAATACCTATAGTTTCCTCTATAGATAGAGTCTTACCTTCTTGAAAAAATCTTTCTAAGTATTCTAGGTCTTCCCCCGTAATATCTCTAAATGAAAGTGACTTTTTATTTTTATCGGTTATTAAAATCGTATAATTGTGCTCTCTACTCAAAGAGTATTTATTGTTCATCACCACCTAATAAGGTGTTCAATGCTTCACCAATCTTCTTAAGATGCCGCGCAGTTAATTTTTTTGCATCTTTTAAAGAGAGTCTTTTGCCGCCATTTTGAGGATAATGAAGAACACAAATTGTTTGAAGAGTCGCTTCAATTTCACTAATTTTCTCGTTACTATTAATTTCAGAAATATTAATAAGGTCGTCAGCACAAGGCTCTTTTAGATAGAGATACTTCCCTTGAGATATCTCTACAGGGATTATTTCTGGTTCGCCGAAATCAAAATTTTCAAAGCTACTTTCTTGATCTTCTTCTACTCCTGGCCGTGACATTTTGCTAGAAGGCATGGTTTGTGATTATATATACGTAACTTTCTTTAAACCTTAATTTTGATTTTTTGTTTAAAGACATCTTAGAAGAGATAAGATATGGCAATAAATTCTTCAAGTTCTCCGTACGGGCATTGGACTGAATCTCGTACAAATTCGGACTATAGAGCAAGACCTACTCAAAACAATGATTATGTCAAACAAGCACTAGCTCAAGAAAGATATTTAAGAAGCTCTAACAGAGTCAATCAAGGCCCTCAGTACAACACACGAAGAATAATGGCACAAGACACAGAACAAAATCCTCACGTATACGGCTCAGAAGACATGTGGGGATGGCAAAACTGGACAGAAAAAGCCAAGACAAAAAATGCCTCGACTCTTGCTCCAGGCCTTTACGAAGTAAGTCCCACGGGAGACGCTCCTGGTACTCAGTACCCCGGGCCTTCTAGAGTGCAGGGTTGGGCTGGGTGCTCAAGTTGCAAGAGAAGAAGAATATGACTACTAGAAAAGCAAGGCTAAGCAAGCTGACTAAAGACGAAACTCCGTCAAAAATCCCTCAAGAAGAGCTCGAGAACTTTTTTACGGACCCCGAGCCGAGTGAGGTTGAAGAAAAACCCGCAGAGAAGAAGAGGGTTCGGCCATTTAAAACCGGTAAAGTTTTTTTAGGTGAAGAGGACATGCGGCATTTTGAGGCGTATAAAAAGTACCTAAAAGAAGAACAAGGTATTAAAGATATCAAACATAAGCCTATTTAATGATATAATATAGTCAGATATACTAAGACTATGAAACCAGAAATAAAAGAAGCATATATGAAAACAGCTGAACTTTTTGCCCAGGTTTCAAATTGTACTAAATTAAAAGTAGGAGCAATTGTGGTTAAAAACGGAAGTATCTTGGCGCATGGCTGGAACGGTACACCGTCTGGTTTTCACACTAATTGCTGCGAACTAGAAGATGGCAGTACAAATCCCTTTGTTCTTCACGCCGAACAGAATGCTCTTATAAAAATGGCTAAGTCTTCAGAATCAATTGATAAGTCCGAGCTATTTTGCACTCACAGTCCTTGTCCAGATTGCTCTAAAATGATTGCACAAAGCGGTATTAAAACTGTATACTATAGAAATGAGTACCGCATTGGAGATGGTATAAACGTACTAAGAAAATTAGGCGTTAACGTAGAAAAAATGTAATGTTTGAAAGTCCACAAGATCGAAAAAAGATAAAATCTATTTTTGAAAATCTTTCTCGTGATGAGAAAGAGCTTACTCCTATGTTCAAAAAAATCGCTCAAGATGGAGGTCCTATTGCCTTGTATGTTGCGACTAAAGACAATAGCGATATTACTTGGATGTTCGATAAAGATGATATTAGCGAAATGCTTGGAGGTAAAGATACTTTGGACAGTGTAACAGACCAACTCCTACCTACAGAAAAAGACAAAGAAGAAGGAATAATATTTATTATATTTAAAAAAATAGGACCTTTATACTCCGTAAGACTAGAAAGAGCAATTCTCCAAGAAACTTTTGCCTAAGCAAAAGCTGTGATTATTTCATTAACTTTGCTTATTAAGTCTTTAATTTGAGGTACTATTTTATTTAAGTCTGTTATATTTTCTGAAACCTGACTAACTCTTAGTCTGAGATCTTCAGCTCCTCCGTTTCCAAGGTCAGAATCTGGAATAGTAACAGTTTCTCCTTCTAAGAAGTTTGCTCCGGTGTCATCTATAGAGGTTATAGAAGCTAAGCCATTTACATCTACAGATATTGTTAAATCTAAATCAGATCCGTTGCTTCCAGATAAATTATCTATATCGTAATTACCGGCAGTCCTACTAGTATTAGCAGATGAAAGAACCGAGATAGAAACAACGCTACCAAAGCTATTAAACGCTGATAGCGCAAGATTATTTACTTTTCTAACTCGCTTGTAGATATCTTCGATAGAATCAGCGTTTACTTGGTTTTTATCTGATAGAGCGGACTGCTCAGCAAGTACTTCTGTCAAACTAGTCTCTACCGCGGTTAAATCGTCAATTCTAGAAAGTTTGGAATCTACCTGGTCAGATCTAGAATCAAAGCTATTTGCGATAGTAGAAACGGAGTCTTCCAATAACTCGAAAGCGTTCTCTAAATTTGTAATAGAGGAGGAAGAAGCATCTGCCAATGCTGCTTGCGCAGAGGCAATTGCTGTAGAAAATATTTTTAAGTCTCTGATCCCAGCGTAAGTCCTATTTGCGAATCTGACGTTTACCGCTCCCTGGTCCGTTGTTGGGTCAACAACTTCACATAAAGAAGTGCCAAGCATCAGCCCACTTTTTGTGCCTGATCCATCTTCTACAAATAGAGTGGAGTCAGAAAGTAGCCCATCTTGAGAAAGCACTTCTCCTGTGCTGGCCAATTCTTGCCTGGAGACATTTAACAATCCTCCGGCGTAATCTTCAATAAATCTAGATCGAAGGTCTGCCATAGTGTTGATTAATTTGCGTTTCTTTAATATTCTTAGGGAAGAATGCGTACATTTGTATCGGTATTATACTCGTAGGAGGGGGATTATCCCATAAAACAAGCCAGTTATTAGTGACTAATAATCTTATTTTAGAAGCAATCCTAGTATTCCCCCAGTTGATATCATTTCCACGTAGATCTATCATAGTGGAATAATTCTTTCTAAAGGGCGGAATGGTTCCGGGTATAATATTTGAAGAAGATGTTAGTGTAGGCGTAAAAGAAAATAACGCCCTCTCCATAGCTTCTTCTGTAAGTCTACAATTCTTTAAACTTAATACTTTGATATTTTTAGAGTATCCCAAGTTAATTACTTCTAAGCTTAAGCAATCATTTAAATTTAAAACTTCTAAATTTTCTAGCTCTGTCGCCACAAAAGATTTTAAATCAGGGTTTCCTTCTAAATTTAAATTTTTTAAATAGCTTCTTTTTAAGTTAAAATTAGCATAGAGCAAAGAGTTTCTTTGTAAATTCATCACCTCTATTTTTGGATCTACACTGTACGTGCTATCTTCTTCTATCCACAGGTCATCCCAAGTTAAAATATTTTGGTTTGTAAGCTTAAATTCTTTAATTGGTTGCGGAGAATTTGTGTCTATGGATACTACCATAGAATTAGTTTTTTGTTTGTACAAATACGCTTCGTCAGAAGATATCTCTTCTTCGTCAAAAAATTTAACGTAATTAAAAGATGATCTTTGAGATTTATTAAAAGATAAAATCTTTACGTCTTTAGAGTCAATTAAAAAACTCGTAGATATTCTCATTTGAATAGGCCTCCAGAAAGAGTTTTAGGACAGAAATTTAAAAATTTGCCGCCCGGCCCTCTCTTAAATCTTTTACATTTTAGCAGGTTCATACAGGCAAGATGGGCATATGGGTCCTCTAATAAAGAGCACTTAAAAGAGTCATCTTTTTCAAAGCCTCCCTTAATGGACTCAATAAGCCCATATTCTGTGTTATAGTAGGAGGCGTATAAAGACTCGTTAGCTTCCTCTTCTTCTCTTTTTAAGAAAATTACAGGATCTGTTTTTATTTCCTTTTGAATAGGTATTCCCTTATCACTAATCTTTAGATCGTTTCCTAAAAGCTTGAAGTATGCGGGTTTATTGTTGGCGCTGTAGGGTAGGAATAAAGCCTTGGGTTTTAGTTCAGAAAAAGAGCCGTAGGGCCTATCTATAATAATAGAGTTATTATTTATAGGAGAGAAAGAAGTTGTATCTCTTTGGGAGAGTATAGACTTATTAATTGCAGTACTACAAGAGTTTACGTTACTTTCTACTCTAGATTCACATTTACTTCCGCCAAATTTTTTGCACGATTCTAAAGGACTAAATTTTTCAATTAACTTTTCTGAAATTAGTCCATCAGCCACAGAGTTTTTTATTTTTTCTTGAACCTTAGTTTCTTGAGGATACGTCGATGGAATTTTTATCTCTGCAACTCTTTCTATCGTCCCGGCATTTTCTGCACTCAAGGTACTGGTTACTTCGTTATCTAGTATATTTGATCTTTTTTCAGAGATATTATTGATATTTCTGTACGGAGAAAGAGAAGAAGGATCTCTAAAATCTTCAGAATTAGCCTCTATGAGAGACTTATGATCTTTTGCAAATGTAACAAACTTGCTGATAATATCAGCTGCAGTAATACTAGAACTCTCCTTATTAGCTATAAAAGAAAAATTTTCTTTAATCTGAGGAGAGAATAAATTAGCCTGCTCTGGCGTAATAGATTTTTCTCTAGGTATAGACTCTGGAACAGGAGAATTACCTATACCCGGAGAATTAAAGATTTCTGCTAGGCCATCAACTTTGGGACTTCCTATATTAGTAAGGTCTCCGTCTACAGGAATAAGGCCTTTGATTATTTTAAAGAACTCTTCTGGCTTTTTATTTTGAGCATTAACTATATTTTCAAAGGGGTATAACCCAATATCATTTTGGCCAAACTTATAGTCTAAAGAATTAACAAAGCTTGTAGTTGTTATATCTAAAAGAGTTGATAGATTTTGAACTAAAAAGACAAGAGAACCCAGCTCGATAGGATTTTCTGGAGATATAAAGAAATTAGGAACTTGATAAGAATTAGAGTAGTAACTAAGTTTTTGCAAAACCCCACTTAAATATCCATAATTAATTACTTTTGTTAATCTTCCCCCACTATACCCATCTATTAGCTGTTCATATTCATTATGACCTCTAGCGTCTTTAGTATTTAAAATAGAAATTAGCTCTTTAGGTGTTAGACCGTTGCTTTTATCAAACAAATTCTGAATAAGATTAGTTGATGCTCCTCCTAAGTTTTTGTCTATAAGCTTAGACCACTGCTTTAGGGCTAAAGGAGCATTTTCATTAGCGGTCATATAGTCTATTGAATTTGAGTTGTAACCAAAGACGGATTGCCCATAAATTAAAGATTCAGTGATGGGTTTTAAAAGGTTAATTTTATCCTTGTCTAGAAGCATATTTGTTTCTTTATTTTGCAATAGATAAGAAATAGACTCAAACAGGTCTAAATAGTTTCCAGATAAATATTTTTTGAAGACTTGCAGTTGGTCTGGATTAATTGCAAAAGTGAGATTAATAAGCAAACCAATTAGCTTCCCATACTTGCTCTCGTTAAAGATAACCGCTGAGCTTTTATTTTTAACAGCAAAATTTAATATATTTACTAAGTTATTTTCGTCTTGTAAGTAGAGATAGTTAATATAGCTATCTATTGCGCTTTCCCCACCATACTCGTAGATTAGCTGAGATAACTCATAAGCTCTGAAGAAAGAGATTTGGTCTTTAGAGTCCGTTATTGGAGCAAACTTTAATAGCAAATCTTCAAAAGATTCAGCAGATAAAAACAAGTCAATTTCTCCTTCTTGGAAGCTCAAAGATCTCAGCTGATTAGCTAATTCGTTCTTTTCAAGAATAGAAAATTTGAAGGAAATATCTGGTACAAAACTTCCTGGAAGGTACCCAATGCCTTCTATACCAGAGTTCAGCTGCTCTAGATTAAATTGAATTTTCCTAGCCCAAGAGGCGATCTCTGTGAGTGACTCCGAGGTTAATGGCGGGCGATATAAAACGTCTGACAGCCTTCTATAAGAGCTTAACAAGTAAGAAAGCATGCCATTGAATCCTGGTAAGACTTTAGAGCCTTGATAGTCTTCTGCAAGAACTCTTGTGGGAATAAATACGTTTCCAAGTTCTGCAATTTCAATAGATATAGGACCATAACCTTCATATCCTGGTAACAGACCTTCTTTTGTTAATGAGGAGTTAAGGCTGTCAATAGCGTCTGCAACAAAATTTGTAAGCGATAAAAGTCTCTCTATTCCAAATAAAACAATGTCAACGTCAGCTTCATCAGAGTACGGATTGGGATTTTTGTACGTATATTTATCTTCTATGCCATCCTTATACTTAGCGTAAATGGGATTATAACTGATAATCTTAATGTTTTCTTCACCGGGCTTATCTTCTATTAAGGTACTTTCAGGAAGTTTTAATTTTTGCTTGAAAGATCTTAAAGACTTGAAATTATTTAAGAAATTCAACCCAGCGATTTTGTTTGTTTTTTCTTCAGAAAGAAAAAGAGAGTTAAACCTTCCAAAGAGACTTACGCCTTCTTCTCCGTCAAAACCTGTGTTGGCAACTCTACCATATAAGCTTGCATAGAATTTTTCACAAAAATTAGCAATAAAATCCACATCTCCAATGGGAGATCCTTCGTACCCTCCAAAGTAGTTTACCGTTGCTTTTAGTGAAAGAATATTTGTTAGCACCGCTTTTCCTTTACCAGCAAATGTAAGGCCAAGATCTTTTTCGTCGTAGGTGAGCGAGCTTTTTACTTCTTTTATTTCAGAATCTGATATAATACCGTTAATATCTTTTGAGTTAGTAAGAACTTGGTTTACATATACCTCAGCGTTGTTTTTTAATTTATCTAAAAATCTTTCTTTTTTGGATAAAAATTTTGAATTAAACTCTGCCCATTCTTCTTTATTAAAATCCCAAAACGTCGGTTGGCTTATACCTTGATTCAAAGAGTATACTCTTTTATTATATATAGTAAGTCTTTTTGTGCTAAAAGAAGTGCCCTCTTTGTATTGTTCTTTTTGATATTCCCAGTAAAGGTACTCAGGAATTAAGGTATGCAAGACTCTTTCTGAAATCTCGTCTTTAAAGTACTCCTCTCTTTCTATAGTAAACGACGGAGCATATTCTTCTACTAATTGAATAAGCTGATCTGACTTTAGTCCCTTTTGAAATAATTTTTCTTGGGTAATCTGTTTTATAATTTCAGATATGTACCTTTCTATATAATTTTCTAGCTGAGCGTTTCTGCCACCGCTTTGCGCTATAGATTGAAATAAAACCTCTTGACAGTACACCAGTATAGTTACAAATAGAGTAACATTAAATCCTAGCTCCACTAGCGTGAAAGCTAACTGATTATATAAAGGAATTATAGACGAAGGTTTTTCTTCTAATATCCTATTTAGTACGTTACCGAGTAAATCGACGTATAATTTTTTATAAGCCTTTCTCTTAGCACTTATTTCTATTTCTCCTTGCGTTTGCTCATACGCGTTAAGAGCTTGATCTACCACGAAAGAAAGATTTGAAGCGATGGCGTTCGCTTGTTGTTGAGTTAATGCAGTTAGCATATCCGCACGCTTTTTTTAAACTTTAAACTTTAAGTTTAAAGCTTTGTAGCAAATTTGAAACTATGCCTTCTAAAATCTCTGTTACTATTATAAAAACAAAATCTGTTGACACAGTTTCTGACCTAAATAAAATGGCTGTACACTTAGAGCAGGTTTTAACTGAAAAAGAAGGAGTTGAGGTAAAGACTAGACAGTCAGTTACAGAGACCGTAATAAAATCTTCAGACTATATTGTTTTTATAGGTTGGGACACTTTAGGAATTTCTAATATTTTCTCTGCACTTCATACGCTTGAAAAAACAGAAGTAGAGGACGATAAAAAAATATTCTTGTTTGACGAGCCAGGAAGTAATTGCTGGGATGATTTAAATAGGTTACTCACGTTCGGCATGGATTTAGATAGAATAGACAGTAAACTTTTTACAAAAATTGAGCATTGTTGGAATTATCGTGATATAATGAGCTATATAGACCTAAAGTTAAGAAAGTCAGAAGCTAATGCAAACCCAGGAGATTCTAGCGCTGTGTAATATTGAAGAGTCTGCATTGGATAAAATTTTAGCGCATGATAAATGGAAGCTAGAACAACAACTTATTCACGACAAGTGGGTTGTTGAGTTTAATGCACATATCAAAAGTACCTCAAGACCTAAAATAATAACCACTCAAAATCTCTCTGAAGACGACGTGCTTATTAACGAACTAACTGGGTACGGAGAACTCGACGAGACGCATATCGGAAAGCTTTCAAAAACCCCGGTGTGGCAAGCATCAGAAAACAAAGCAATAGATATTTTTTACGAATGGAAAAAAGCTATTAAGGATATAGACGACCTGCCTAAAAAAGATCTTAGCGACTCTAGGACCAAAAAGCTTTTAACAACCTTTCTCTGGTCTAACTCTCTCGCGCAACGGAGTGTTCTTTGGCCAGATGGAAAAGACATGCATTATGTAGAGGCAGCAAAAAGAGAGATTAAACAAAAACTTCAGTCTTACGCGGATATAACTATTGTTAGATGCTATGAATCTTTTAAAAAGTTTTGGAAAGAAGTTAATGACGGAGACGAAGTTGAGTTTAATTCGACCTTCATGGCGCAAGTTTTAGACAACGCTTACGAAGAGACTTTTAAAAAAGAAAGGATAACCAAAAAATCTGATCTTTTAAAGTCTCCTTTATTTATAAAAATATCAGAAGATCATCCTAATATAGACCTAGAAGATCTTAAAGATCAAATGATCGCTAAGAGAGGAGATTTTATAAGCGCTATTTTAGCAATAGAGCTAAAAACATTTTCCTTGACCGTTCCAGAAAAGTATAAAGAGCTATACACCCAAGATTCTTGGGGGGAAAACTACTTCAAGTACGTACGAAAATACGACGAAGCTTGGAGAAAAACTTACAAGTCATTGTATCAATCTATCCACAAAGAACAAGAACTATGGAAAAAGGAATTAACATCTTAACAACTGGGCATAACGTTAAAGTCGACGGAGCCGAGGAGCTAATTGAAGAATGGGAAAATGGAAACATTACCCGGGAAGAGCTAAGAGAACAGCTTATGAACCTAGAAACAATTGTTATTGATCTAACCCAGGTAGTTGAGCCTAGTAAGTTTAAAGATAGCGAAGAATGATGTGTAAAAGTACCCAATGAGCTCTGAAAATCCTCAAAGACATATTAAATCTGGGTTTTTCGACAGGTATTTTTCCCTGGGAGTTTCTCAAGGTAACTTAGCTGGATACAAGTCGGATCCTTATTCCTACTCAGGTGCCCCGCACCTTACCAGCGGAGTAATATTACCTCGTAGAGACGACATCCTCTTGGAAGAGGGTGGTGGTGGACCTAGAGCCATCGAGAAGTACATGAGGCTGTTCAACGACAGCCAAATCCTTGCCGCTTGGGAAAAGCTCATTGGTGAGATTGTACAGAGACCCTGGGAAGTTTATCCTGCTTCTGATTCTTCAGAAGACGAAGAAGTCGCAGAGTTTGTGCGTCAAGTAATTAATCGAATGGGTAGTAATACCCGACAATCGTATGGTAAAGAATCTTTAGTTTCTGCAAACTCTGGATTTGACACGTTCATCCGTGGAATGTGTGAGTCTATAGTGCTCGGAATGTCAGTAGCTGAGATCTGCTGGATGAGGCAAGGAAAGTACATTGTACCTTCAGAAATAAAATCTAGAGACCCACGAAGATTTCTTTTTAGGCTTAATGAGGATGGGACTGTAAGCCCTAGACTTATTACAATGTTTTCTCCAGTAGAAGGCATGGGCGTTCCTCTTAGGTCTATGGTAATGCATAGGCACTGGGCCTATAGCAATTTTATGGATGTCCATGGCTCTGGCCTTGGTCGCCAACTCTATCCGCTTGTAGAGTTTAGAAGAACTCTGCTTAATTTTTGGTTACAGTACGCAGATAAGCATACCACTCCAACTGCCGTGGGTAAGTTCAGCCTTGGCACTCCTGAAGAAGAAGTTAATTCCTTATTTACGGCCTTACAACGTCTTGGGCAGGAAACTGCTGTTGTTATACCGGACGAAATGGAGATTAACTGGCTAGAAAGTAATGGAAGACCCGAACTTTATAATCAGTTAATCTCGTACATTGACCAACAAATTAGTTTTGTGATTAACGGCGAAACTACCGTTGGCCAGGAGACGGGAAGTGTTGGGTCGTTTGCGCGGGATCAGATTGCCGACTCTGTTCGTATGCGTAAAGCAAAGGCTTTTTCTGAAGAGCTTGACGAAACAATTAACTCCACTTTGGTCCGATGGATAGTAGAGCTTAACTATCCCGGTAAAAACCCTCCTAGATTAGTCCGTAACTTTGAAGATCTTAAGCAGCGCGAAGATCCTGTTCGTATGGTTCAGGTTCTTTCACAGCTTGGGGCCATAGGCTATCAAGTAGAAGATATAGACTGGCTTAGAGACAAGCTTAACATTCCTTCTCTAACTAAGCAAGAAATGCCTGATGGTGGGATGATGGGCGGGATGATGCCACCTGTAGAAGAAGAAGGAGATGCTGAAGAAGCTCCGATGGCTGAAGACATGGAGTTTGGAGCTGATCTTATGAAGCTATTTGACTTTGAAGAACCTTCTGAAAAACAGAAGATATCTCAAGAAATATCTGCTAATTTCAAAGGTAACCTTGACGACGTTGGATTCCAACGAATTGTTTCTGATTCTACCGGAAACGAAATGTCCATCTCTAAGCTTAGCATAGATGAGTTTACTTCTCCTGGAGAGATCATTTTTGTTGTAGAAAGATTCTTTGAAGAAATTAGAGGCCTTCGCAAAATACCAATTGAAACATTTGAAGTAAAAGCAAGACTAGAAACAGATTTACAAAGATTTAAAGGCTTAGTCCATCAAGATGGCCTCTCAGAGCAAGACTCTGAAAGCCTTATTGCTCTGTATCACGCAGTTTTTAGACTAAATAGATATATTGTCCACCGCGAGACAGTTACCATCGATACAGAGGCCAAAGGATATTGGAGATGGTTTGATCCTTATTTCCAATAGCGCATGTAGTTTAAAATACTATTAGAAATATTGCATTATACATAACGTACTATGTTAGCATATAAGCCTATCACACAAGCACAGTACTGGATCCAGGCCTCCCCTTTCCAGCACTATTTTACAACTTTTTCTGGTATCAGAGACACCTCAGGAACTACTCAGTATGCTGACGGTGTAAGAGGTCGTATCTTCCAGCTCAAGGGTCCTCGCACCCTTGCAGAAGTTACTGTCTCTGTTCCTTTTGACCCTGAAAAGCACGCCGACATTGTTGACTTTTGGAAAACCTATGACTGCTCTTACATCACTCTTACAGTTACTCCTGTGAGTTGTGGCGAAGATCCTAGTCCTGTAGGAAACAGAACCATCACTATCCCAGACGCTCAGATCACCTCGTTAAATTTTGGCCAGGCCGATAGAGCCTCTACAAACGTATCTACACTAGAGCTCACGTTTGTAATGGATACATTCACATATAACTAATCTATTATAGGAGAGTTGAGGTATGTCAACCTCCAACTTATTTTTTAAGGGCTGTGCTTCTTCGGAGCTAACAGAAGAGCAGAAGGCAGCTGTAGAAGCGGTAAGTGCTGAGGGTGACCTGGTTGATAGGTCCTGCGCGCGCGAGACTAATAGCTGCGGGATTAGCCTAGAAGAGCTTATAGACACTTATGAGTTTTATGAGTTTCAAAAAGGCATTTATAGATCTTGGGGCGATGTGTACTTTCCTTGGGAAATAAAAGAAAGTACTACCAACTTAAATTTTTCTGAAACAATTGATAAGTGGAGCATCTCTAGATATAGAGGAGTTGTAGCGTATTCTATCGGGGACAGAGTTTTATATATAGAAGACGACGGATATATTATATCTTTATACGAAGCAAACGAAGATATCCTTGCCTTATCTCCTCCGCTAGATAGAACAAAGTGGACAAAAATCTGTAGTATAGAAGTCTCAGAACCAGTTCAATTGCCTACAGTTGAGGAGCTAGTTGAGAGATACGACCCTTACTTTTTAAAGCTATACTTAAAAGAGTGGGGAGAGGCGAGTGCTGGCTGGAAAAAAGATCTCTTTGATCCTTCTGATGACAGCTGGAATAATTATAAAGAAAAAAGAGAATACTACTATGTCCCTGGCGAGTTTGTTCTGATAGAATCAGAATGTAGTGACGCTTTTTGTCTCTGGATAAATATTAAAAAAATACCAACAGGTGATTATTATACAAATGCTCACGCTAAGTTTCCTTATTTTGACCCGGTAAAAGATGAAAACGGAGTAGAACATTTATACTGGGATAAGCTATATTGTGTAAACTCTGGTAAAAATAAATGTTTAGGGCCCCAACGCCAACGAGATCTTCCTAATTATCAGCTTGTACAAATAGGATCAGAAGGACACTACGTAGAGCAGCCCATACCATTTTATGATTTGAAAGGAAACAAATTGTGCAATAGCTACGAAACATTAAATGATGCCGCGACGTTAAGACCTAGAACTGTGTTAACAGATGACGAAATTGATAACCTCTAAGTTTAAAGTAGACTATGGCAAACGTACTTGGTGCCGGGGCAAGCGGCGGATTTAACAGAGGAACTCTACCTTCACCTTCTCAGCGAGTTAACTCTTCTCCAAGTGGCGGTGTAGGAGCAATGCCCTCTCCTAGGCAACAAGTTGTTGCTTCTCTGAATGTGGCTTCTAATCCTAATGTATTTAGGAATACTAATCCCAGAGGAGAGACAGTAAATTCAAAAGGCTTCTATACAAGAAGAGGACTAGATAAGTATCTTGACACAAAGGCCAATATCTCCGGCGTATATAGCAAACCTGACACTAACGTATTTGGTGCCGGGACAAGCGGCGAATCTAACGGAGGAACTCTACCTTCACCTTTTCAGAGAGTTAACTCTTCTCCAAGTGGTGGTGGCTGTGGGTCTGGTGTAGGAACGTTGCCCTCTCCTAAGCAACAAGTTGTTGCTTCTCAAAATGTGGCTTCTAATCCTAACGTATTTAGGAGTACTGATCCCAGAGGAGAGACAGTAAATTCAAAAGACTTCTATACAAGAAGAGAACTAGATAAGTATCTTGACGCAAAGGCTGATATCTCCAGCGTATATAGCAAACTTGAAACTTACGCAAAAACAGAAGTTGATGATAAAATTAGTGGGTTAAATATATCCACTTATGCTTTATCTACGTACGTCGACTCTGAAGTAAGCTCGAGTTTTTCGAGTGTTACTTCGTATGTTGCAACTAACTACTACCTTAAAACGCAGCTTTACACAAAAACAGAAATAGATAGCCTAGTAGATTCTGCATCATTGGGGGATTCTTATCTTTCAAAAGGTCCTGCTTCTATAAGTGACATAACAATAACCCCAATAAATGGGGCTCTACCTGTTAGTTTAATAGTACAGTCAAGTAATAATCTGGATACTACTCAAGTTCAACGCTGGGAAAACAATTCAACAGACCACTTAGCTTCTATCTATGCAGATGGAAAGTTTATAGTTTCAAACTATGTGAGTATAGGAGAGAACGTAAATAGTGACGCTGCTGCACTAAGCATAAATGAGAGAAGAATTGAAAACCTTGCAGAGCCAATAAATGAATTAGACGCGGTTAATAAAACATATATGGAAAGATTTATTACAACAACCATCGACGATGTTTTAACAGACTCGGATGAAAACTATCTTATTGACGCCCTAGAGTACTAAAATGCCCAGCTCACCGCCTTCATCACCCAGAGATATTATACTGCATCGTAGATCGCAGGTATTTGCAAAAAGGCCAAGGAATATAGATATTCAACTTGGAGAGATTGCTATAAATTATGATAAAGATGACACGTCTTTATACTTAAAAGATAATGAGAATAAGATAAGAAAAGTTGGTGGGATATTTTATTCTGATACAGCGCCAGACCCTACGCTATCAGTAGGAGGGTATCAAGACTTATCTCATGGCGAACTCTGGGTAGAAAGGGTTGATCCACCAAATTCCTCCAGCACTCAGGCTGAAGACGCGTTACTTCACGTATGGAATAAATACATAAACTCTGGGAGTGGAGGATGGGTTGAGATAGGAGAGTTTAAGTATGCTCTTGTTGAAAAATACTTAGACCAGTTCAAAGACGCAACTGACGGGTCTGACTACATTCACACGGACAGAAACCAATTAAAAATTAACAATAAGTCGGCGCTTAGAGGATACGCTACGAGTATTCCGAGTGAAGACGAGACAGATAGCACAAAAGCAAATACTCTTGTTATCAATGACGGTCATAACTTTGCAACTGGTGTTTTGCTTAATGCTAATAACTTTGTAATAGATTCATCTGATATAGACATAACTGCAGACAACATTGCTATAAATTCAGATACTTCCTACTCTTTTCAAACAGATGCTGTAGCAGGGTCATCTGAATCCGTTTTTACATATAATGACCATGGTCTTTTTAACGGAGAAGAAATTTTTGTTGAGCAATACCTTAACGACGGTGTTACTTTGGGAGGCGTACCTCAGGGTAATTACGTTATTGCAGAGGCGTCTCTAAATACATTCAAATTATACAACGGGACAAGTAACGTTCTTTCCACTGGAAATGTTAGAATAAAGTACTCTCCTAAGCTAATTTTAGATCAAAATTTTAATATAACTCAGTCAGGTAGTTTTATTGTAAAGGGCCTAGAGGATATACCTGATACTTCTCAAATAGAAGAAAATAGATGGGACATCTATAGAAATACCTTAAATGGAAATGTAAGAGTATATAGCCGAGCAGATAATAAAATTTCAGAAGTAGGATCATCTTCTGTTACTACTAATATAAAGAACGGCAGCGGCGGCACAATCCCCGCTCTTACTCCTGTGTACTTTATGGGATTTGATCCAATAAAGAAAATGGCGATTGTTGGGGTTGCAGAGGCGAGTACTTCTTCTAAAATGAATGCTATTGGAATAACTAACGCAGAGATTTTAGCAGGGGGGTACGGGGTAGCAACAGTATTCGGAGAACTCTCAGAAACCGATACTTCTGGAATCGACGGGGAATTTACGGGTGCAGACGATTCCGGCCGGGTGCTATTTGTAAAAAACAACGGTGGGCTTACTTTTGCGCCAATTCAAGCCTCAGACGGGATTCGTCAGCCCATTGGCATTTTATTCAAAGAAGATGGAACAAACGGCCACATATTTGTAAACCATCCAGACATTAACAAAGAGGCCTTATTACAAGAAGGATATATCTGGGCCGGAGTGACAGGCGATAACGCTGTGGCCCATAGGCTAAATACTAATAATTTTAATAGATACATAGCTGATGACGGAGAACTTGAGATCAGGTTATCCGACGAAATAAAATTTGGTGCCTACGAGTTTTTATGGGACGAAGATTCTGAAAGCAAAATTCAGTCCAACGTTAGCACAACGACCCAGGCTGAAAATACGTTCCCCACCACTTTCACTGTTGTTGATACTTTCTCTACGACTTATAGATCTGCAAAATTCTTTGTACAAGTTTCTCACGAAGGATTTGGATTTACGTCTAATTATCAAATAACAGAGCTTTTGGCTATTCACGACGGAACAAATGTTGATATAATTGACTATGGCACAGCATCTTCTCCGGGCGAAAGAATGGGAGATTTTTCTGCAGAAGTAGTCGGATCAAATGTAGAAATTTATTTTAGTAGGTACGAAGCATTTCCTAAAGAAATAACTATAAAAGTTGTTAGAACAGCAGTCCTCTCTTAGGCCATTTACTGTTTAAAGTCTTAAATAGACATTACAACTTGGCACAGGGGAAAGTGAACCTATGGCGACAAATAAGCATTTTCATGTTAGGCATGGCCTAACTGCAGGTACGGGGGTAGATAGTAGCGGGACACCTACTAGAGAAGTTGTTACAAACGTCGGCCAGTTGGTTGATGTAGGTAACTTAACTAGTCTGACTACAACAAACAAAACAAACGCAGTAGCGGCAATAAACGAAGTGAAAACACTTGCCGATTCTAGATCCACAATCGACGACATTATCGCTTTGGCAATAGCATTAGGATAACGCATTGCCATGGCAAATACATTTAAAGCATACACAAAATCAGCAGTTGGGACATCTACCTCTACGGCTTACGAAGTAGAGCTAGGGGGAGCTTCGACTAAAACAGCAATTATCATCGGTATTGCGTTATCAAACATCCACTCGTCTCCTATAAACGTTAATGTACAGATCGACAGACCTGCAACAGGTACGACAGCGGCTCCTTCTGATGACGTTTACTTAGCTAAAAACATCCCGATCCCATCCGGCTCGACGTTAGAAGTCATGGCGGGGCAGAAATTAATCCTGGAGTATAATGGCACGGCCTCGGCCGGAGATAAGATTGTGGTGACATCGGACACAGCCTCCTCCCTTGATGTAATTGTTAACGCGCTTGAAATCACCTCGTAAGGAATTATATCATGCCAAATATCGGTAATCACGTAGACGCAATATTTCTACCAGAATCGGTAAATACATCGACAACTTTAAGGATAAACGGAGGGGATCTGCATCTTGATGATGGGAAGAAAGCGTTTTTTGGGCAGAGT